GTAACTCCTGATCTCGCGGTTGGCCGCCCCTTGCACGATTGCTTTCGTCATGTTCCTCCCTTTGCGATCTACGACGGTTGAGATGCTGTTGATTGCGTGTTGCGAGCGTGTGGTGAGGAGGAACTTGTTGGTGAACTCGATTATCTGCTTGACCCCGGAGCACGCCACGTTCGCGTTCTTGAACATCGGAAGCACCCGGCATTCGATGGTTCCGTGCTCGTCGAAGCAGTAGTTGACGGCGGTGTAGCGGTCGCCAAGCCCTCCGTCGCGTGCGAGCGTGCCTACCGGGTCGAATTTGCGCTTGCAGTGGTTGTTCTCCCCGCGGAGGCGCGCCCAGAACGCGGGGTTCTTGATACGGCCGCGCTTGCCCCAAGCGTGGAGATGCTCGATGAGCTTCTTTGCGTAGCTCACCGTTACCAAGCGGTCGTAGACATTCCGGTTGCGGAAGGCGACGTGAACGTGGAAGCCGCAGGAGCTATCGACCACATCCGGGTAGAAGCGCTCAATCCACTTGGCGATGTACTGAGGGCGAAGGGGCGGAGAAGCCACCTCGCCAACGATCAGCGTGGACTTGCTGATATGCACGCTTGAGTCACTGCGGAAGTTGGGCAGGAAGCCTCGATTCACCCACTTCGCGACCTGCCATGCGCCTTCAAGTTCGACGCCGACGGTTACCACCTTCTCAGGCACTTGTCACCTCGCTTGTGCTCTCCACGTTCGCTCTGCGCCTGCGTCGCGTCCGCGGCGGAGCATCCGCTTGCGGGATCTCCAGCTTGCTGTGCAGGATTGCGTTGTTGATGAACTCGTTGTAGAGCAGCGCCGCTGTGGATTCAAGCGCCTTGATCCACTTTCCCACCGCGCTCAGGTTGGTGCAGTCGAGAAGGCGAATCCTCACTCCCTTCTCAAGCCCCTTGAGGCGGAGCGCCCCTACCGTCGCCTCCCTCGTTGTTCCGACTGCGTGCAGGAACGTGTCCCCTCCTCCGCGAAGCTGGCGCAGGTTGAAGGTTGGCGGGATCGCAGATGCAAGCTGCAACCCGGCAACGCTTGTGTCGGACGGGTAGGCGTAGATCATCAAGCGGGGTATCAAGCCATTCGCTCCGATCACCACGCTTGTGTACTCCGGGGAGGTGACGGTGAAACTGTCCGGGTAGGCTGCAACCGACACCGGGCGGAGTTTCAAGAGATCCCGCCAGAAGTATTCAATCAGTGGCGACTTGATGAATACTTCGATCCCTTGAGTCCCGCGCCGCTTGGCCCGGGCGATCAACAGATAGCTGGCCCTTGGCACTGGAAGGGAGCTGTTTTGCGGACGGAGTGCTGCTTGCTGACGGACGCTGGGCAGATGTGCGCAGGCGTCGCAATAGAGTACCGGGCCGTCAGGGAACGAAGTGTCGTGGGTTGCAAGCCGCTGGCGAAGTCTGGCGCCGAGCCAGTCAGCCTCCGGGTAGCGGAGGATTGGATACCCGCAGTGGGCGCACGGAAGGTAGCTCAACGCGTTGCTGTTGAGGCCGGCGCGGGAGTTCTCGCAGAGTTGAATCTGCCGATTGAGGTAGCAGCGTCTGCACACAAAGCGTCGGCGGCTTCCCGGGGCGGATGCTTGGATCATGTCGGTGATCCCGGCACGCTCGGGGACAGGGTGCGTCCCGGGGTCGAATGCGTAACGAGTCTCGCAGTGTGAGCACATGAAGTTGTAAACGAGCGGCTCTGCGGGCGGCCGGGGCGGGCGGGTGGACGGTGCTGGCGTTGCAGTCGATGGCATCTGTGTTGGCTCCGTGGTGTTGGCGATAAACTCCATTGGTACGATTGGAGGATCGATTGCAGACGCGTTGATGGGAGCGGTGAATGAGCCGCCGACGACCTGCACGGGCGCGATGGGACCGGGAACCCACCTGCGCCTGTGGCTGTGCCAGCGGAGACCACGTTCCTGCACCACAAGCAGCTGCAAAGCGGTGGAGGGGTACGTGGGGTCGTTGTAGCGATCCGATTCCCACATCCCGTTCGGTTGAAGCGTCTGGCGCACCCAGTTTCTGCTGGAGGATTCGTAGAAGCGCACGTGGGAAGAAGAAACGGGAGAGGCGTCGACGGGAGGGAGATTGGCCGCCACCGCCGCTGCCTCTCCCTCCGCATTGGCCGCGTTGGCGCATTCAGTGCAGGCGCATTGAGCAAACGGCGCTCGAAGATCCGTCCCTTCCCGAATGTTGTACTCGGTTGTACACTCCGCACAGTGGCAGGAGAGGAGATTCGCGGGCACGTCCTCGTCGGCGCTATCCTCGTCCTCGGGTGCGTCCTCCTCCGCTTCGACCGCGGTCCACGCAGCGGTAAGCTGGCCGCGAGGATTGAATCGCGGGATGTCAGGGGGGAGCATCTGTGTGAATGCGGTGGCCTCGGGCGTGGGCGTGGATTCAGGCGGTTGACTTGGTTGCTCGGGTGGGTGATCCGGTGGTAACGGATCATCTCTCTCTGGCATATTCACCTCGCGCTTTGCGCCGCAGCGGGAGTGCCGCGTTGCGAGGCGAATCATGCCGCACCGGGCAGCCCACCGCAACCTCCAGTGGCCCGGCGGGCAGATCGGCGTCGGGCGGCGTCGGCTGTGAGCAAGCTGCCTTGCCGGCTCCCCACTCGCCCGCCGCCCGAGTCGCCCTTGCGCCGGGGTGCCGCCAAGGCGTATTTTTCTCCGGGACGCCGGACCAGACCATTTTTCAGCGGAGGTTCAAAATGACCCTGAGTGAGGAATTTGAGGCAGCGACGGCGCAGCGCGAGGCCAAAGAGCGCCGGAGGGAGGAATACGTATGGAGGGTGGAGGGCGGGGCGCTACCTATAGACGAGGCCCTGGCGCTCGCGGCGATGATGCGAGCCCGCGGGGCGGCCGAGGTGAGGATCGGGCGGTTTCAATGGCCCGAGCCGGAGGGGCTGCGGTACGGGGTGAGGTACCGGATGAGGGTGGGAGGGTGAGTTACGTCTCCTTTGCCACCACGTGGGTGTGCGCCAGGAAATCGTCCACCATCTTCGTCGTCTCCTCTTCGGTGCGCAGGGTGGCAGCGGCGACCTTCGCACGCTCTCGCTCCACAGCGGCCTGCGAGGCTTCCTGTTGAGGATCGGGGGGCTTGCGGGGGCGCTCCCTCTCCATTTGGCGGTAGGCGTCGTAGTACGCCCGTCTTTCCGCGCTGTCCTCGGGGAGGATGTTTTCGTTGAAGTCGCAGAGTTGCTTGTGGGTCATCGCTGCGAAGTACGCAGGGGTATATTGAGCGAACTGATTCACAGAAGCTATGGGGGGTGCCACCTTGGCTATGGGGGGGTAAATGCCGCCTTTGACTATGGTGGAGGCGGGGTGGACAGCTGTGGCTTCCCGCGGTGCGGCCTCTCCAGCCATCCTACCGGGAGCGTAGTAGATGGTTCCATCATGCGGCCACATCTTAATCACCCCCTCCTTCTTCAGCTCGCGCAAGGCGGCGTGCATGGTGAGTTCAGCACGCCGCAGCAAGGCTTTACTGAGAAGGCGCCGCATCTCGCTTGCTTCCATCTTGCGGTCGACTGTCTTTTGGATCAGCTCCATCCACTCGGATTTCCTGAGAATTGCTCGTGGCATTTGACGCCTCCAACCCCGAATTATAGCACGTTATGGTGGGGTTATGGCGCCATAATTAATCCAAGGCGGGAATTAAGTAGGTTACTACTCTATAATAGAAGGGATGAATTTGACGAACTTCCGGTCGGGTCGACGGGGTGTATCGTCGACCCCCCCTACAGTTCCATTGAGTGAGGAGACGAACAGATGCCCGACCCACCCAGCCCGGAAGCAGGCTCCCCCTCCCTCCTCGAAGGCGTAGCCGTGTGTACTCAGGGAGATGCCCTCTACATCGTCTGGCCGGCCTCAGAGGGCCTGATCGTTCAGGAGCTGGGGGACAACCTTGGCCCGTGCGAGATCGCCCTCCTGGTGCCCTGGGACGCGCTCAGGGAGCGAATCAGGGCGGAGACAGAGAGGCCGGGTCCGCGTGCGGCGTGAAGGGGGAGGGGGGTAAATGACGACTGATGGTCACCTTGTCATGGGCCGCCCCCCACTCTGCCGGCGTGCGAATTGTGCTTGACGGCGGGGGGCGGGGGGCGTACACTCCGGGGAGCATGGGAGGAACGAACAGTGATCGCGGGAGGATGAGAAATGGTGCTGAAAGGCGAACGGCTGGTACTCAAGTCATTCACGCTGAAGGGACCGAACGGAGAGGTTGTGAACGGGGGGAGATCAGTGTTGCTGGTCGACCCGCGCTACTCCCTCCTTGGTCTCACGGTTGAGTCGGGGAACGGAGCGTTCCAAACGCTCGTGTTCACTCCCGGGTGCCATTTCCTCGGCAAGTTCGATGCGGAAGGCACGCTGGCGGTGTTGACTACGGATATGCGCAGCAGGGAGGAGCAGGATGCCGCTGGATCTCAGTAATCCCAGGATCACCCAGTACCGCGTCGGCGACACCGGCCTCCTCGCGTTCCTCGGCGCGGAGAGCGGGATGGGGAAGACAACACTGGTCCGTGGGCTGATCGACGCCTACGGACGGGAGGAGGTGCTCATCCTCCCGGTTGAGAACAAGCTCCTTCCGCTCGCTGACTACGATCCTCCGCCCCTGCGCTGGGATGAAGGGGAGATCACCCACACCAGGCAGATCGACGAGTGCCTCAGCTATCTTGAGGCGCAGATCGCGCAAGGCAAGCCGGTGCCTCGCTACCTTGTGCTCGATGCACTGAGCGAGTGGAGCGACAAGAAGTACCGCGAGGTGCGCGAGAAGTTCCCCAGCCGGGAGAAGTCGGGATCATTCGACCGCTTCGAGACGTTCGGGCTTGACGGGCTTGATCTCATTGTGCGGGTCCGGGCGCTCAGGGGGATGATCAAGATCATCAATTGCACGATGTCGAGGCGGCCGCTCGGGGACGGAGGCGGGTGGAAGTACAACTTGTACGGCAACATCGTTGCTGACAACCTCGCTCGCAAGGTTGACCTCCTCTTGTTCCTCACCGACCGCTCATTCGAGCTGACTGACTTCGCCCCGGACAGCAAGAGCCTGCTGAAGCAGTACGCGGGGTGCGGCCCGGTCCGGGTGTTTCAGACAGCGAACAGGGATGGGGTGATCTGCAAGGACAGCAGCACCAAGCTCGCCCCATTTGAACCCACGGAAACAGCTCCCGGTAAGCGGGATGGCTGGCCGCATCTTTTTGGTAAGATTTCGCCGGCGCTCGCGCCGAAGGAGGAAGCAAAGTGAGTGAGTACCTGAATCCGCCCGTGATCGGTGATTGGGATGACCAGCAGCCCGAGGAATACTTCCAGACAGGCGGGGAGCCCCTGCCGCCGGGGTGGGCGCATCTGGTGTGCGCAGACGTGGACACCGGAGTCAGCAAGGAGAAGAAGACCCCGTTCGGCGACTACGATCTCGTCGTCAAGAACGGCCGGCCGGAATACTTCGGCAAGGACGGCAAGCCCCGGCATTGCTTCGTGCGGTTGTACACGGCGGGCGGGATGGTGAAGTTCGTCCGCGGGCTGTACGAGAAGGCAATGGCGCTGCCGACCGACCCGGAGAGGAAGCTCGGGACGGCGTACCTCAAGACCGCCACAGGCAAGGAGTTCGTCGCCAGGGTGGCCATCGAGCTGGGGAAGGGCGAGTACCGTGATCGCAACATCCTCGCCGAGTTCCACCCGGTCACGCCGGAGTGGCTCGCGTACATCGAGGAAGACAAGCAGCGCGCCGCAGGTGTGGCGCCCAAGAGTGGCAAGAAGAAGGACGGCGCGGCCGGTGCGGCAATTCCGTCGCAGCGTTCGGGCAGTCCGATGATCGGCTAAGCGCCGAGGGAGGGTAACAGATGTGCATCGAGTGTGGTAAGCAGAAGCTGGTTGAGTACAGCGCGTTGCCGTACGCAACGCGGCAGGAGGTCGTGCGCCAGCTCCAGAAGGGGCGCGCGAAGAATGTCGTCGCCAGGGAGTTCGGCGTGCGGTTGTGGACAGTTCACAAGGCTGTCTTCGACCTGCGCAGCAACGGCGTGTTCGTTCCGAGCACCTCGAAGCTGGCGGCACGGGCGTAAACGGAGGCGGGAGAGGGGACTGAACATCCCCTCTCCTCCCCGTTCAAAGGGAGGATGCAATGGAACTCGACAAGGGAATGGACATCGTGGGCACGTTGGTGGCGGCGGAGCACGCGATGAAGAACGGCTCGGGGGCGGAGCTGAACGACATCGCCACCAAGCTCGAAGCAGTGGGAGCAAAGCTGCGCAAGCTCGCCGCCAAGCCGCGCAGCCCGCACACCGGGTATATCGCGATGGCACCGGGGAAGCCGTACGGAGTGGTGATCGTGCGCGAGAAAAAGGGGGAGGACTACGTGATCCACGGAGCCTACCCCGCACGGAGACGCCGTCCGGATGGCCTCAGGACCGCGGAGCAGGTTGCGATCAGTCTGCTGCGCGACACGAATCCAGCCGCGGTGCGGTTGCTCCAGGTGAACAAGACATGGTGGCGCACCGAGTAGGGTGAGCCACGGGCGCAACGCAGCAAAGCAGCAGGAGCCGCTGGTGTAGGGAGTCTCCGGCAATGCTGGTTGCGCCAACGAGAAGCCCGGGGGCGGCGCTCACAAAGCCCCCGTCCAGCAGGCGCCCCCGGGCGCAGCACCTCACCTGCTGGATGGGGCACTTTTCGAGACCGAGCTGTGGCTTTCCCGCGGCTCGTTGAAAGCCCGGTGCGGGTGCCGTGCCAGTGGCTCTGCGTGGGGTACTCCGACGCCCCCCAGGCAGGCGGAGCGACTCTGAGGCTGCGATCAGCCGAGGCGCACCAGGCTTTGAGATCGCGTTGCGCTAGGCGAGGTACCTCCTTCCCGCCACTGCGCTCAGGATGCGCCGTGGCCCCGGAGCGCGCGATAAACCGGGGCGTTTTTATCCATGAGGCGTGTGATGTCGCTGATATTCGTTGATTGCGAAGCGAGCGGAGCGTGCCCCGCTGTGGGGAGGCTGACGGAGTTTGGAGCGGTTGACTACGATCAGCGCGAGGAGTTCTACGGGGATCTGCGCGCCGATGCTGCGGCGCATGAATCGGATGTGTTCTCCGCGTTCGAGGCGTGGCTGCACACCCTGCCGCCCCCCTACGTGTTCGTCAGCGACAACCCGGCGTTCGATTGGCAGTGGATCAACGACGGCTTCTGGCGGACGCTGGGCAGGAACCCATTTGGCTGGAGCGGCAGGAGGATCGGCGACTTCTACGCCGGGTTGCGCGGAGACTTCCGGAAGACACAGAGGTGGAAGCGGCTGCGGGTGACGAAGCACACGCACAACCCGGTGGAGGATGCGCGAGGGAACGTCGAGGCGTTTGAGCGGATGCTGGACGGGGAGAGGTGATGACGCTGGCGGCGGCGTGGATGGACACGCACTCTTGGCTCTGCTGGATCGGATCGGTGACGGGATGAGCGCCGCGAAGCTTAAACCGTGTCCGTTCTGCGGGAGGCAGCCTGTCACGCTCGTGGAAACAAGCCGTGGAGTGAAGGCGTGGCAACTTCATTGTTGCTTTGGGTGTTTGGAGGGATTAAGCCGCAGCAAGGTGGCTGCCCTGTGGAACCGCCGCACCAAGGAGAAGGGGAGGGAGCGTGCCCGCTGATCGCCAGCCTGACGGGAAGCCGCAGCCGGAGACGCGCCGGACGGAGAGGTGCCCGAACTGTTCGGAGCTGGAGAAGCGGCTGGAGGAGGCGGCTGTTATTGCTGACGAGTATTGCGATGACCTCCGCCTGTTTCCCGTCGATGACCCGGATTCTCCCGAGGCTAGAAATGCTGGTCAGCGTATTCGCGCCCTCGCCAGCGAGCAGGTGAAGCCGGGGAGGAGTGGGGAGGAGGCTTCCTGATAATCCCCCACCAAGGGATTATGAGCAAATGAGCTACTTGCTGCCCGCCTTGACGATGATCGCTGCACCCCACAGCCTGATGCGTTTAATAGAAATGTCGGCGACTGCTCATTCACAGTGTTGGACATGGACAAAGAGTTTGAGCAGAGGCTACGGCAATGTTTGGTGGGAAGGAAAAGTGCGTAAAGTTCACCGGCTGCTGTGGGAGTCTATTCATGGGCCGGTCGCTGAAGATTGGGATCTTCATCATTGGTGCAGAAACCGCGCTTGTTTTAACCCTGGCCATCTTTGGCCGGTTCATCGCCGTACACACATGTTTCTTGAGCCGCGAATACAAATGAGCCCAAATCAACTCAAGCTCAATTGTGGGCACCCAGCTTCAGGAGCCCACGTTTTGCTTGCCACAACCAATGGGCGCACTCAAGGACGTGTATGTCGACTTTGCAGGCGGGAGTATGAGCGGCGCCGCTATGCAAGGCGTAGGCTACTCGGTTACCCAAAGCAACAATGTTGAACCTTTTAATATTGTTAAGCACGCAAGTCGCTTGGGATCCCTCATTGACTCACTGCGACGGCACCCCGGCGCTCGACCTGAGCCACTACATCATCCAGGCCGCGTTCGTTCCCGAGCCGCTGGCCGACATCGGGCGCACGGTCGGGACGGAGACGACGTTCACCATCGAGGGGATGGACCCCGCGCCGGGGCAGTGTTTGTACATGCGGGTGCGGGCGGTGGATGAAGCGGGGAACCGGTCGCCGCTTTTTTGTATGCTTGTGGAGAAGAAACGTTGGAAGTAGGAAACCGCAGCAAAGGCTGCAAGGAGACACAATGAGAATGAGAGTCGGATTGGGATTGCTATGTCTTGTGTTGTTCATGCTCGTTGGTTCGCGTGGATTTGCATATGACGATCTATGTACTCCCGTTGGTACGCCAGTGATATACATGGTTCCAACCACCGATGTCTTGAATCAGTGGGCAATACCCACTGGTCAAATGGACGGACTGTGCCCAGTTGACGACTATGTATTTGACAAAAGCTCGCGTGTTTTGGATGACTACGATCTCCAAGGTAACGGACCCCCGCTTTGCGATAGCCTGTCGTATACGCACATCCACAGCGGCGCTGTTGGCTTCGACGCCTATACCGAGTTGATTGCACCAAACACCCCATTCAAGTTTGGGAGATATGTCATAACAAATGTCGGCGGATTTTCGGGGGGAATGCAAGCTCACGACATGTGTCTAAATCTCTACTCAACAAACACGTGTTATGGCACGGGAGCAATCACTGCAAGTTGCATCAACCACGTTCTAGCCCTTGGTAGCTCGCAAGTTAAGGTGTTACTGACTTTGCGTATGATCGCGCACCGCACTGACACTGGAGCGTTCATTCCAGGGGCCGCCGCAAAGATTGGAGTAGCACTGAAGGTCAACGGAGTGGTGAGTTCAACTGTAATCATCGATGTCACAGAAGGAACCGAAGGCTACTGGAGAACTTTCGAGTTTACCAGCGAGACTTACGACAACCTCATGGATGGAGTCGATTGTATGGGGCTCGACTGCTGGCAGGCTCCGATTGAGCTTCATGTATACGGTTTTCCGAAAAAGGCAACTGGCGGTAGCGCACCACCACTTTCACTACAGAACGTCCGGGTGCAGGTTGCTGCGGCGATCATTGCTGTCGATACCTTCGCACACGGTTGTTTGAATGCTGCCGGCGCTTGCTCGTTGGCTGATTTTTAGAGGTGTCCGTGAGCCGCTACCCAATCTGGTCCCCCGACGGCACCATGCTCGGGTACTCGGATCAGCGGCAGGGGGCGCAGTGCCGGGAGTGTGGGACGAAGCTGCTGCATATGTGGGCGGACTGCCCGAAGTGCGATGGATTTGGAGGCGTAATGAAAATGAGCATTCGCAAGTTCATCATGGACGAAGTTGTGCGGCAAGGATGGAAGCTCGGCTCATCCGACTTCTGGTTCCGTGTCGGTGCGATGATGGCGGCATGGAACCACGCGATCACCTTCCAGGGGCCGCTTGATACCGAGACGGTGAAGCTGTGGGGGCGGATGGTGGAGCCGGAGACGAACCGCGAGGGGTGGCGAACGTGCGGTGTGAGGGTGGGTGCACGCGCTTGCCCCGATTGGCAGGACGTGCCTCGGCTGATGGAGGAGTGGGAGGGGGATCAGGAGGCGATGGAGCCCGACAAGGCATACGTGACATTCGAGACGATCCATCCGTTCGAGGATGGCAATGGGCGGACGGGGAAGATCATCCACAACTGGCGGCTCGGGACGATGAGGGAGCCGGTGCTGGTGGCAGACTACTTTGGCGGGGGATTGCCATGAAGTTTGGCGCCAAGCCACGCACATATCGGTTGCTCCAAGATGCTATCGAGGTGGGACTTCGCTGTGGCTACATGAAGGCGCACAAGCACGGGAAGCCGGCCAGCGAAGAGCACATCTTCGACACGCAACTCAATTACATCATGCTTGAAATCGACGAGAGGTTCGAGTTCGATGAATAGCGGCATGAACGCAGCAACGGAGCGGTCGCAAGAGTGGGAGACACCCAAGTGGCTGTTCGACCAGCTCAACGACGAGTTCAAGTTCACAGTGGATGCAGCAGCAACGGCCGCAAACACCAAGCTGCCGCGGTTCTGGACGGAGGCGGAGGATGGGTTGGCGCAGTCGTGGCTGGGCGAGCGGGTGTTTGTCAACCCGCCGTACAACGAGATCGCAGCATGGGCGGGCAAGGCGTCGTTCTACACTGCCGCCCTCGTTGTGATGATCGCCCCGGTGTTCACGGATCAGCGGTGGTTTCACACCTGCTGCAAGCTAAGCAACGCAGAGGTGCGCCTGATCAGAGGAAGGGTGCGGTTCGAGATTGACGGGAAGCCGGCGGGGAGCCCGCGGTTCCCGAGCATGGTGGTCATCTGGCGGCCAATCCACTGGTTGCAGCCAATGGCACCGAAGGTGACTCGGAAACAGAAGTCTATCGTAAAGGAGTGAAAACATGGGACTTATCGGTTGGATCTGCCCGGAGGAAGCGAAGCAGGTGGGGCTCGATCACTTCATGGGGGAGTGCCCTGACCCCCCGTTTCCCCCCGTGTGGGCGGCGATGATCCTTGACGGGATCAAAGGCGACCGCTTCCACGTCGGCTCCACCTTGACGCCCACCACCTGCCTCGCCTGCCCACGCGAGACAATCATCAAGCGGTTCATGGACTACTACGCCCTCCCCCATGGAGCGGACGTGCGCTTCAGGGGATCGGTGTGGCACAAGGTCATGGCGCAAGCGGGAGGGAAGTACGGGTTCCGCACCGAGGTCCAGCTCAGCGACATCGAATTCCCCGGCATCGGGAAGATGAGCGCACAGGTGGACAACTGGTCGAGTGACGGCGACTACATTGTCGATTACAAGATCACCAACGCCGGGGCGCTCAGCTTCATCGTCAAGAGCCACGAGGCTCGTGACGACGACAGCGCACAGGTGGGGGGATTCTACGCCAACATGCTCGAACTCAACTTCGGCAAGCGGCCGGAGTTCGGGCACATCTGGTACACGGCGCCGCTGAGCGGGCGGGACCGGCAGAAGTACGGAAGCGAGTGGATCAAAAAGCCGGTGCGGTTCATGGGAGTCGAGGAGCTGCTGAGCTACAAGCCCGGCGGAGCAGGCTTCACCGTGCGCGAGATTGTCGAGATGCTCAAGCGGGGGTTCAAGGAGATCGAGGAAGGGAGGCCGCCGGCTGAAGTGGTCAAGGAGCTGCCACTTGCCGGGTTGCCGATGCTGGGCGGGCAGAAGTGCCAGATGTACTGTGATGTCAACGTGGTGTGCAGCGCCTTGGGAGGAGGGCAACAGGTGCTGGCCGCACATCAGGCGGGGATGCGGGCAGCGAGCGAGTACCGACCGTTCAGCGGGGCTTCCATCGCAAGCTGATGGACCCGCGCAAGCCAAGCGGCTGCATTGGATGCCCCCTTGCTGAGATTGGCAAGGGGTTCGTGCCGGGGTGCGGTGATCCGCGCAAGCAGTGGCGCCTGGGGGAGGCACCGGGGAAGGATGAGATTGTCGTCAGCCGCCCGTTCGTCGGGGCAGCGGGAGTGGAGAATGAAAAAGCGTTCCGCCAAGTGGGATCTCGACATGACGATTGGTATACCGCCAACGTCATCAAATGCAAGCCGCCGAAAGAGTGGGGGAGTGAGAAGGGGCGTGGAGAGGAGCGTAACCGTGATCTCTGGGCGCGGGCCATCAGACATTGCTCTCAATATCTCGAAGCCGAGGTTGCTGCATCAGGTAATCCAGGTCCTCCGCGACTCCTCATGCTTGGAGGCAAAGCACTTTGGCGATACGTTGGCGATGCGCTTGACACGGACAACAAAGGGAGGCCGTGTCCGCCGTCTATCACAAACTGGAGAGGGAGTCTCTGGCGACAGAGCGAGATCGCTGCGGCGAATCCCGGAGGGAGAGTCCAGTTAATCCCTGGAGTGAGCGTGCCGGCGCTCTCGTGGCCGGGCGACCCGTGGGTGATTTCAGCTCTCCACCCTGCGCACATCATCCGGGGGCAGTGGGAGCAGCGACCGGTGTTTGCGGAGGATATACGGAGGATTCTCCGCAAGCCGCCGGAGCGGGGGCGGTGGCCAATGGAGCCGCGGATGGTGGAGTCTCCGCGGATGGACGAGGTTGCGGCATTGCGCGGGCACGAAGTCGTGTTCGACGTGGAGACGGCAAGGCGCAACCCGCAGCAGATGTTCCTGCTGGGGCTGGAGGTGGACGACGGGCCGGTGTACGAGATCCCCTGGTATCCGGCGTGGATCGATCCGGTGCGGCGGGTACTCGAAGGCCCGGCGCTCAAGGTGGGGCACAACATTTTGTACGATCTCAAAGCATCGGCAGGGAACGGGGTGATCGTCGCACCACCGTTCTTCGACACCATCGTTGCCGCCAACCTCGATGAGCCCGACTTGCCGGCGGCGCTTGATGAGTGCATGAGCAGGTACGCAGCGTACTACTTTCAGTGGAAGGGACTCCCGGACAGCCCGGCGTTGCAGCGGGTGATTGGGCGGATACTCGGACTGCCGGAAGGGTTCAACTCGTGGTGGCATCTTTACAACTGGTTCGACATCGTGAGCACCAAGGCGTTGAAGAAGATTCTGCTGCCGAAGCTGGAGGCGGCGGGGCTGATGGACGAGTTGAATGTGACGATGGCTGCGTTGCCGCGACTGTGGTACGCTGAACGGGCGGGGATGAGGGCGGACAGAGCGGCTGCGCGGACGGTCGAAGCGAAGCTGCGGGAGGAACTCAATGGGTATGCGGCAGAGGCTCGGGCGTTGGTTGCTGAGGAGTGGGCGGCTCGAAGAGTGGAACCCCAGCGCGCCGTCGTTGCAGGTTTCGAGGGAGAGATACGCGAATTGGAGGCTCCAGAACCTGAACGCTGCGCTAAACACCCCTCGTACGATGGAATCCGTCCTCCACGCGCTGCAAAATGCAGCGTTTGCGCCGGGATCTTTGCTTCAGTTCCCGATACTGCCCGTCGAAAGTCAGGCGATCTCTGCGCAGCACGCACTAAGCAACTTGCTCGCCTCCGGGTGCTGGAGAGAGGATTCTCTCCGACTTCGGATGCCCACTGGCGCTGGTGGATCTACGAGATCAAGGGGTACAAGGTGCGGATGCGCACGAAAGGCGGGGCGCAGAGTGTAGACGACGACGTGCTGCGGATCATGCTCAACGAAACGGGGGACGAGGGGGTGAGGCTGAGGCTGAGGATCGCCAAGGTGCAGAAGCACCTGACCGGCTACGTGATCCCGATTACCACGACGGATCGCAAGCGGACGATCCTCGACGCGATGGGGTTGGCGCACCCGCCGTATAATTGTCACAGAACGTCGACTGGGCGTCTTTCGTCGGGGGGAGAGGAGGGCGAAGGAAAATGATGCCAGCAAACTTGTGTTGGATTTGGACGCGATCCATCACCAATGGATATGCGCAGCGTGGTGTCAATGGGCAACACTTCCTTTGGTTGCATGGCCAGATTAGAGATCGCTGTAAGCGCGGGCACTCTCCCCACCGGTACGTGTTTCGAGTCGATCAACACATTTGTTTGACTTGTGATCGCAACAGGATGCGGAAGAAGAGGAGGGAGTGGACAAGTGAAAGCAACCATCATTTGCAGCAAGTGTGCATTCGAGGTGCCGTGCAAGCACATCAGCGTTGAGCGAGTGAACAAGGTAACGCACCTGCACGCTCGGGATGGGCAAACGCTAGTGCTATGCAATATCAAATGGCTGGAGGACACCGATGGCAACACACATTAAGCACAGCACCAAGCCGCTCGTGTGCGGGGCGTGCGGAGAGGCGATCTTCGGCAAGTTGCGGAAGGTCACACCATCCGCTGCAACAAGCGAGATCGTTTGCGACACCTGCTACCAGGATATGAAGGCGATCCTCCGGCGGATGTATGATCACCGGATGACGCTGGAGCAGGTGGTAACGGCGATGCAGGTGCAGTCGGCAACGGCGAGGCTGGTGAAAGTGGCGATGGAAGACGTTGCTGCGTGAGCAAGCCGAAGTATGATACAATACATATATGGCGTTCAATAATTGTATCGTAGGTGGCGGCGTTCCTAACGCGGCAGGATACAAACGGTGCACAATGGCAGGTCGCCGATTGCTGGCGCATCGCGCGGTGTGGGAGTCTTCCAATGGCGCTATCCCCCCGGGGTGGCACATTCACCACATTTGCCGAAATCGTGCTTGTATAAGCATTCGACATCTGCAACTCGTCTCACCAAAGGATCACTTTGCTGTAGAGATACATGGCCATCGGTTTGGCGGGGGACGCACGCACTGCCAACGCGGGCATTCTCTCGTTGGCCACAATTTGTGGATTCTGAAGCACGGCCGACGCCGCTGTAGAATGTGTGCATACGCTATCCACAAAGCTTACTACTACAAATATTCTTCTCGCTGGCGTGGGGGCAAGTACCACCCAGAGAGGGGGGGGCAGTCGCGTTGAGCAGATCGTTCAACGCGCAGTAGACGGTCCCCGAGGAGTTGCGCCACCTGTGGATTCCACGAGTGGCCGGCAACGTGCTGCTCCAGGCCGACTGGAGCCAGATGGAGGCAGCGCTCACCGCCTTCTTCGCGCGAGACAGCGAGCGGATGGAGATCGTGTTGAGCGGGGGGGATCTGTACGCACACACGGCGGCCGCGCTCTACCGTGCCACCGAGCCGTGGAAGGTGGCGCAATGGAATGGGTGCCAGGAAGTGGAGGCGCGGGCGCTGCTCGCCAACTTGTTCGCTAATCCCACGAAGGAGAACGCCAAGGCGTTCAAAGTGGAGTTCCAAGGGGGGCTGGAGACGTGCCGGCAGGCGACCAAGCGGGCGGAGCTGGCGCTCGGGTATGGGATGCAAGAGAACAAAATGGCGCTACAATACGGGTGGAGTGTGGAATACTGCAAGCAGATGGTGAGAGCGTACCTCAACCGCTGGCCGGCGATTGCACGCTGGCAGCTTGAAACCGCGGAGCTGGCGTCAAGGCAACGCTTCCTCATCAACCCGTTCGGGAGGCGGCGCTACTTCTGGGCGATGGTGCCGAAGGATAAGCACGGCGAGCCGCAGTACGAGAAGTGGCCGGATCGAAACAAGGCGCTGGCGCAGCCTGCGCAGAGCACGGGGGGCGGGATGTTCAGGAGGGTGCTTGCGGATGCAGAGCTGCCGGAGCCGCCGCTTTACACGTACCAGCACGACAACTTTGTGCTGGAGGTGGAGCCGCAGGAGGCGCTGCCGACAGCGCGCCTGCTCAAGCGGTTGATGGAACGCAAGTGGCCGCAGATGATCTGGGACAAGTTTTATCCGAACGGATTTTGGTGCCCGGTGGAGTTCAAGGTGGGGAAGAGCTGGGGGGAGGGGGAAGTGATCGAGGTGGCAGCGTGAGCGACGACCGGGAGAGCATCGTTGTGGGCCGGGAGGATGCCGTTGTTGGCAAGTTGGAGCGCGAGAAGAGTATCGTTGAGTGGATGGACGAGATGTGCCTCCCCCGTCGCATCGACCGCATCGTCCCCGTCCAGTGGCGTTGCCTCGACTGCGGCAGCATCCTGAGCAAGTCGTGGTGCTCACGTTGCGAACAGCCGGCCGGATGATCGCCTTCTTCGACCCCCGCGTGTTCAACTTTGTAATCATGGGTCTCTATCTGCTGAATGCAGCGTGGTGGGGATGGCATGGAAAGTACGCCGACATGTGCTACTGGCTCTCCGCATTGTGCATCACGTTGACAGTCACGTTCGGGTACGAGAGATGATCGCAAGCAGCGGTATAGATCAGTAGTTGGATCATTGCACAATGACTGACTATCATCTCCCTCCCCCGCTCGACCTTGCCGCCATCGAGCGCGACGGCATCCCCGAGCCGAAGTGGATCGCCGAACCATACATTGCTGAAGGCGACCTCGTTGTCGTCGTTGCCGACGGAGGCAGCGGCAAGAGTTTCCTTGCGCTCGACATGACCATCGGCCTCGCTCAAGGGAAGGACGTTTTAGGGCGGCAGCCTGCCGGAGCGCGCACCGTGCTGTACATCGACGAAGACTCTTCCATCCCGCAGATCACCCGGCGGCTGACCGCGCTTGCGGCCGGGCGTGAGACCACTTTCGAGTCGCTGGGCGGCAAGGTTGCCATCTACAGCGGTGTCGGCTTCCGGATCGACGAACACGAAGGGCGTGCCAGACTCAACATGGCGCTCGCCCGGCACCGGCCGCAGGTGCTGATCCTTGACGCCTTCCGCGCTTTCCATGGACGCGGTGAAGAGAACAACGCCGAGATGGCGATGCTCATGCGCCACGTTCTCCGCCCTCTCTGCAACCAGTTCGGCGTCACCGTCATTCTCATCCATCACACCAACAAGGAGAGCGAAGAGAGCGCCACCAAACGCAAAGACGCCCGCAACGCAGCGCGGGCGACCCGCGGCGGGACCGAGATCCGCAACGCCGCCGATTGCCTCCTCTACATCGAACGCCGCGCCGGCAAGCCCACCGTCTACCTCGACAAGACACGCTGGATTGAGGATGCTGATCGCCCGGAGCCGCTCAACTTTCGCATCCGCAACGTCGATGAACACGGCGCGGTCAAAGTGGATATCATTCCACTGGAGCGGCAGGGTAAAGTGGCGAAGGCGAAGGAAGAGGTATTGGCGGCGCTGCCGAGGGATGGCGAGATGAGCACAACGGAGCTGATGAACACACTCCCGGGGATTGCAGCAGGGACGTACGGCAGGAGCACTCTGCTGCGGGGGCTGGAGCTTCTGGGGCAGGATGGTGCAGTCGCCCAGCGCAAGGAAGGCAAGGGAACACTTTGGAAGCGGTTGGTGGCGCCGGCCAGCTCCCAGGGTGCGGCCAGCGCCGACGAAGCAGTCACCTCCGAGGAGTTCGATGCAGCCGCACCGGAAGCGTAGGGTGGGCTGGGTGCGGGGAGATTGGATCAAGAGCCCCGCAACCGGCGTCGTGTTCATCATCACGGAGATCAACCAAGAGCGCAACGTGGTGGATCTGCTGATCGCCGGGGAGCCGGGGGTGGAGGCGATTCGCAACCGCATCTCAGCGCTGCGGACGGCGAGGTATAGGAAGATCAGGCGCGGGAGTGCGTGGCCTGGGTAGGCGGGTGCTCAGCGTCGGAAGCGGGCGACGCCCAGCATAGCAATTTGCTCCTCAAGCACGCGCTCCGCGGTCGTGATCCGCGGGTTGCTGAGGCGCTCGGCGGCGGTCTCGAAGCGGGCCAACGCTTCCGCTTCCGGCATGGTGCGGAAGGCGCGCGCTTGGGGGAGGAGCGACCGCGTGACCGCCTCGGCTTCGAGCAGCTCCGGCTGGAGTGCGTCGGCGAGCGTCGGGTCGTCGTTTAGCATGGCGAACATGTCCTCGGTGCGCCCCTCAAGCGCGAACCGCTTGATCGTCTGCCGGGCAACCTTGCGCTCCTCAGACCGGCGCTCAGCAGTGCGCCCGCGCGTGGCGATCTTCATCTCCTCAAGCGGGGTGCCGAACTGGCGGCGGATCTCCTGTGACATGGTGGTGACGGCCCGGGGACGCCCCCTCTCGTCAAGCTGAAGGGAGGCTTCAAGCTCGATGCGGCGGTCGGGATCGCCCAGCACATCGAGCGTGCGGATGAAGCGGTTGAGAGCGACGCCGCCCGGGACGAAGGGGGCGACATCGGGAGGGATGGACCACCACGGGAGATCCTCGGGTGCTTTGCCGCCGGCGAGCGGGGCGAGAGCGCCAAAGATGCGGCCCTTGAGGATCTCGCGCTCAAGGGGATCACGCTCATTGAACGCTCCAATCCCGCTGCTGATGAAGCGGGGGATCGGAGTGAGATCAGCCCCGGCGCGGCCGGCGAGGGACGCACCTCCGTAGCCGGTGCGGCGGAAGATGGCGAGGGCGCTCTCGACGATGCTCGCCGGGGCGGTTTTGGAGGCGAGATCGAGGTTGAACATCCCCGCGATGCTGTACTCGTCTTCGATGAGGTCGGCAATCTTGAGGAACTCGTCGAGCTGGTCGTCCTCGTCGTTCTCCAGCTTCTCCCGCATCCACGGCGCCATCCAGAACGGGCCGGCAACGATGTTGCCCATCACCATGGCGCGGGTGATCTTCGCCAGCCCCTGCGCGCGGGTCTCCGGGTTGCCGGCCTCGATGATCCACGACCCGAGGCGGTTTGTGGCCTGCACCGGGAAGTTGCTGAACATGGTGAGGAACTGGCCGCCGGGCAGGCGGTTGATCTGCCGGATGAAGGCGGGCTGGGAGGTGGAGAGGAAGAGGAACTGAGTGCGCTCGATCATCCGGTTGCCGGCGAGGACTGCGGCTTCGAGGACGCGGGTCTCGACTTGGGAGGGATCAACGCGGGTGACGATGCCGGCCTCACGCAGAGCCTTGGAGAAGCCGGTGCTGAAGGCATGGAGGCGGTTCCAGTATTCGACCCGCGCCATGACATCGATGTGGCTGACGGCGGAGTCCTTGGCGATGCGCAGGGCGCTCAGCATGTTGGGAGCGTTCGAGAGGCGGCGGAGAGTCTCCAGCTTCTGCCCCTGCGTTGCAAACTGCTCGAACGGCGTCACCTGCATCAAGATGTCGTCGCCGATCTCGTGGAAGAACTGGCGCCACTCGGGGGTGCCGAGGAGCTTGATCGCCGCCCAGGAGTCGCGGAAGCCCGCCTCGGGGATGGTGAAGAGGAACGGCTGCGTGAAGTTCGTGAGGGCGGCGCTGAAGTTGCCCAGCAGCGTCCCCTTGTACGCCATCTTGGTCAGCCACCCGGCAGCTCGGTGCAGGACAGGGAAGTGCGGCTTGTCACGCCCCATGATCACGTTGATGTAGCGGTGCATGGCGTCGCGAAGCTCGGGGCGGCCGACGCTGTACTGGGCGACTCGCCCGTTCACCACGTCCATTGTCGGCTCAAGGTGGATCTTCCGGGCGACCGGGGGGATGTACGACTCCAGCATCTGCACGAAGTCCAGCTCGTAGTCACCTCCACCGCGGCGCTCCTGGAAGAAGCGCACCCAGATGTCATCGGGGATCACCTTGGTGACGGCCTTGAAACGGTCGCGCTCGGACGCGAAGGCGGAGCGGAGCTGCTGGTAGAGTGTGTTGCGGGCGTCGGGGGTAGTGAAGCGCTCGTTGAACCCCGGGAACAGCACGTTCATCAGCTCGGTGAGGTCGTGGCTGACGAAGCGCTGCGCCTCCTTGCCAGTGACGGGATCGTTGCGGATGAGGATAAAGGGTTGCCCCTGCCCGGCGATCCCCGAGCCGTCGGGGGAGAGCGCGAGCATCCGCTCCAGGGTGTCCATCATCTCGGCGTGGTTGGCACGAATCCAAGGGGCAGCGCGCTCCAGCAGCTCCTCGCGCGCTTCGTCGCTCAGCGTCTGGCGGACGAAGTGGGTGGCGTAGGCGCTGAGGGTGCGGCCGCCAAGGTGCTTCTCGATGGCCTCCTGCGTAGGCTCCTTGCCGGCCATGATCAGCTCCTGCCCGGCGATCTTCTCAGCCTCCTTGCGAAGCTCGCGGATGAGGAGGACGCCGTTGCGCCAGTGTTCGCGGGCTTGAGAGGCGCGCCCGATGCGCTCGTGGCCGCGGATGTGCTTAAGCGCGCCCTCGACGACGACTTCTGCGTCGGGGCTGGTCTGGCGGGCGATTGCGCGCAGGCCGTCGTCGGTGAACGACTCCAGCTTGGCCATCTCGGAGACAGGGAGGACATCCATGATCTCCGCCATTGCAATGGAGGTGCGGCTGTAGCGGGTGATGCCGACTTGGCGCAGCGCGGTCTGGATGGCATCGGCCTTGGAGAGGTCGCGCTGCACGAGGCGCAGAGCGGATTGGATGGGCGAGTAGAACACCTCCGGGAAGATGTCGGACGGGGGGCGCAGGCCGTACAAGACTTGGCTCAACGTGGCGCGGGTGCCAAGGATGGCCTCGGCGATGCGGCGGTTGGTGCCGTACGAGCGGATCATATCGCGCTCGGTTGCGATCCAGGCGGTGTGCGCAGCATCGACCCGGCCGCGACCGGGACGGGCGGTTTCGTACTGGCGGCGGAAGGTCTTGAAGAGGCCCTCCGCAGCGTCGAGGCAGGGGACGCGAGCCATCAGGATGCTCCGGGGATCAGTAGATGATCACTGATCCAGTAGATAACTACTGATCTGCGGGATCGCATCAGCTACCCCCTCCTCGGCTTGCACCCGGGGATCTTCCCCTCGATGGCGTCGAGAGTCTGGCGGAGGCGCTGCCCCGGGGTGCGTGGAAGCATCGGCTGGTACTGATCCAAGGCGGCCTTCAAGGAGGGGAGGGTGTCGGCGGTGAGCACCCCGTCCGGCAGGCTGGCACGGTAGGCGAAGCTCCCCGCTCCGCCCCCCTTGAGGCGCTTGACGGCCTCGGTCCCGGCACGTGTTGGCGTAAGTCCTCCGGAGAGTTGCACTTGCTCGATCCCGGTGCCCCCCAGCTCCCGTACCCGGTTGTGGAGGGTGATGAGGAGGCGCTCACTTTGAGGCACAGGAAGGCGGTCGGGGACAACGGGCAGCTTCGGTGCCTCAAAACCGCGTATACGGCCCTCCACGCCACGATCTGCCAGTTCGCGGGCTCCCACCCTCAGCACCTCACGAAGCTCGCGTGTAGCCCCGCCAGCGAGGCGGCGCTGGGTCGCAGCGACGGGCTCAAGGATGCGGATGGCCTCGCGGCGGACAGTGCTCACCTTCAGTTCCGTTCTTGCCAGATTGAGGGCCTCCTCGCGGGCCGCGGCTCGGGCGGCCTTGACAGCAGCCTCCTTCTCCGGGCGTTCAAGGAGACGGGTGGCTACGCGCTGCTCCCGGGTCAGGCTGCCGGCAGTGGGGCTGATGGGGATGCGGGAGCGGAGGGGAGCGTTGCCCACGCCCGCATGGCCAGGTAGGTGCTCGAAGCGCTGGGCAGCCTTGGCAATGGCGCCGACCGGGTTGAAGCTCACCTTGTACCCGACGACGACAGTACTGGGCGGGGGGTCGGCAGCGAGCGGGGAGCGGTGGAGCGCCGCCGCAGCCCGGGCTTGTGGCCCAGCACCGCGGGCGGCGCGCACCGCGTTCAGCTCGTCAACACTCTCCGCCAGCTCCTTGCGAACGAAGGGGGGGAGGCTGCCGGGCTGCTCGGCTGCTTCGATGCGCCGCACCACGTCGTCGGCGTAGAGCATCATCCGGTTGCCGAGCGGGTCGGCTGCTTCGGCCATGCGGGAGGCGGCGTGGATGGAGCGGATAGTCACAGGCGTGGGGCTGTTGCGTGGGATCACCACATCCCCCGGGCTGAGCTGTCCGGCGCGCACGAAGTCGTCGCTTGCCCGGGTGAGGGTGCGGGGATCAAACTTGGTGGTCAGGTGGAGGCCGCCTGCCGCAGCTTCGTCGGCAAGGTCAAGCCGCCCAAAGAGGAGCTGTATGCTGCGCGCCTGGGTCGGGAAGCGAGTAGCCAATTCGTCCAGCGACTCCACCCCGGCTGTCTTGAGCATCTGCTGGGTGGCTCCAGCGAGAACGGCGCGCTGCTGGCCCAGCGATAGCCCACCCTCCGTCATCGCCTTCTCCGCTCCGGCGATCACCGCCTCGGTGTGCACCGAGCCGAGGAACTGGGCGGCGACGCGATCCTCAACGTGGATAAGGCCCTCGGGGGCGGCGATATTGACCGCCTCCGTTTTGAAGAGGCGCCTTTCCAACCGCGTGGGAAGCACCATGCCCGAGGCGCGCAGGCGTTCACGGATGCGTCGGATGCCGGCAGCAGTTGCCTCCCCCGCCTTGAGGATGATCTCGTCCGGGGACGCTCCCTCTTGCACCGCCAGCATGTGCTCCCGGATGCGCTGCTCGGGAATGCCCAGGCGTTCAAGCTTGCGCAGGAAGGAGGCTTCGTCAACAGCCGCAGCGAACTCGATGCTGGCGCGCCGGACGGCTTCGCCTTCCGCTGCTGCTTCACCCAGCCCCTCTGCAATCTCCTTCTTCCCCGCGGCCGAAGCTGCCGCGGTCACAGCCGGGCGCTCCATGCTCAACCCGGCCATGAGTGAGTCGTTGGCAATCTCCCCCGCCACCCGGGCAGCCCGCTCGCGCAGGAGCCGCGGGAGGCGGAGCGCTCCAAACGCAGCGTCGATGGCCCCCGACCACAGCATGACCCGGGCTGCTTCAGCCATGAACGGCTCTCCTGCCTCCACCCGCTCGGCGATCTCACCGGCCGTGAACGGAGCGCTGAACCCAACAGAACTCATCACCCCGCGGAAGAAGAAGCTGTCGGTGAATGCGTTGACGGCAACCGCCCCCGCCTTGCCGCTCATCAACGCCCGGCCGACGCCTGCGCCTGCGCCCGCAAGCCCGCGCCCCAGCGGCCCGCCGGCAGCGAGCGCGAGGATGCCAACCGGCGAGAGGGCGCTGTCGAGGAAGCTGAGGATGGGTTCGGGGATGCTCCCGCGCTGCTGCTCGTCAAGCGGCGCCTCGAACGGGTCGAACCCGAACTTGCCGATGCGGCGGTAGTGAGAGGAGCGCAGGCTCTGCGCCTCCGGGCTGTCGGGCAGGCCGGTGCTCTCAGGGCGGTAGCGGCGGCGGAGAGCCTCGACGATCTCCTCGTTGCTCAGACCAATGGCGCGGAGATTCGAGACATTCTTGACCGCTGCGATGCGGTCTTCGGGATCGATGGGCATAGGCTACTCAGCGCGGGTGGCGGGCGCGCTTCACTTGCTGGTCGATGATTTCTTGTTCCTCGGGCGTAAGCGAGAGGCCGAGACGCCGCTTGCGGTTGGCGCGCTTGCGGACGCTCTCCTGCCCGCGGGCCTGCTCAGCGCCTGCTTCCCGCTTGAGCCCAACGCTGCGCTCCTTGGTGATCTTCTGACGGATGGCAGCTTCGCTCACTTGGAGATCCGCGGCAAGCTGGCTCACGATCTCGTCCGTCGGCTCCTGCTCCCCGCTGAGGATGCGCCCGATCACCACATCGGCGTCGAACTCCTCGGCCGACGCGCCGGGCTCGGTAAATGCTTCGTCAACGAGATCCTCGTCGCCTTCCTCGGCTCCCTTGGTGGGTTCCACGCCGCCCAGCACCAGCTTGCGGATCTGTTCGTCGTACTCGAAGAGATCGTCGAGTGCCGACTTCTCCTCGGCGAGTGAAACCGCATCGGGGAGGGGATTAAGCGGGCTCTTCTCCCGCACTTCGAGATCCGCCAGCCGCTTCTCCTGTGCGTTCGTCAACTCCTTGCCACCTGCTTTCTCAGCAGCACTCTCCTTGCGCTTGAGATCATCCAGCTCCTTGCGGTCGGCGACATTGCGCTGCAACTGCTGGTAGCGTTCGTCGCGCTTGGCGGTGCGCTTCTCGTCGCCCAGCTCAAGCAAGAGCTGCCCGCGCTGGAAGGAAGTGAGGTCGTCCCCCTTCTTGAGCTTCTCAAGCGACATCTCCGCTTCGCTTACCTCTGCTTGCAGCTTCCGCATCCCGAGATCGCGGCTCGCCTTCTTGAACTCAGCGGCTTCCTTGGCTATCTGCGGGTCGGTCTCAAAGCCATACTCGGCAGCCACCGCCCCTTGGAACACCCGCTCATCCACCGGCTGCCCGGTCGTCTCCATTGAGTTGCGGTTCAGCTCGTCGCGCAGCCGGGCGAGCTTGCTTGCGGGGGGCGCTGCGGCTGCGATCTTCAGAGCAGTTGCGGTATCTCCCGCTGCAAGCGCCTTCTGGAGCTGCTGCTTCTGCTCCGGAGTGAGTTCGTTCTTCTCCTCGACATCCTGCTGAGTGCCGAGGATCTCGCGTTGCGTCCCTGCTTGGAGACTGGCGGTGCGTGCTTTCTCGCCCGCTACTGCCGGCGCCTCCTCCGGCACTGCGCTCACCGGGAGGCCCATCTCCTTTGTAAACACATCCCGGTCGATCAGCCCCCGGTTGAAGAGATCCGAGTAGATGTTCGCCCTGTCGCGCCGTGCCTGCGCTCCCATCTGCTCGGCAAACTGCTGCGCGTCGCGGCGGAGGTTCGCCGCCTGGGTCAGCGCCTGGAGGAGGATCTGCCCGACCTGAGCGCCAGTGTCTTCGCCGTTTGCCATTGGATGATCTCTACTGGATCAGTAGATATCTACTGATCGTTAAGGTTGCTGCGGGCCATAGAAATCGGGTGTACCCGGGACGTTGTTGTTCGGCTGATTGATCTGCGACCCCGGTGTCTGCTGCGCAGCCCCCAAGTTGAAGAGCCCGCCGCTGAGTCCGGCGAGCGCGGGAGCCGCCTGCGTGAGCGCGCTCTGCTGCTGAGGCTGCGGCCCGGCCGACCCCGTGATGAGCTGGAGTATGTATGGGAGCAACGCCTGTGGCGAGGTGCGGATGAACTCCGCAAGCTCGCGGTTGATGGCATCTTGCTCGATCTGGCGCGGGAGGCCGGCAGCGCCAAGGAGCCCGGGGAGCTGACCCGCCGCCTGAAGCTGGAGCTGCGGCCCAGCAAGGGAGAGCTGGGCGGCGAGGGGGGCGGCTTGCGCCTGCTCGGACGCGAAGATGTCGCGGGTGAGATCGCTCTCCCGTTGAATGCGCCCGGTGCTGAAGAGGGTGCCGCCCAGTGACTCCGACTCCCGCAGCGACGACTTGCCGAGTTCAATCTGCCGCTCGACGAAGGGGCGGCGGGCGGTCTCGAACCGGGTGAGGAGGTCGGCGCCAAAGTTGGGGTCGAAGAACCCGGCGAGCGTCTGCCCGGCGCTGGGGATGAGGCCGAGGATGTTCTGCTCGCCTTCGCCGAGCGGGGCGGAGAGATCGCCCTCGAATCCCGGGATGCCCCCCGCGATGAGACTCTGGAACAGTTCCAGTCCCATCCGGTTGGTGCGCTTTGTGGATTGAATGGGGATCGCACTCTTGGGCGCCTTGCCCATGGCGCTCCCCACAATGGCAGCTCCGCCTGCGATGAGTGCAGCGGTGGTTACCGGCTCGATTCCCCCTCGGATCTCCGGCACGATCTCCCCGCTCGGGAAGACTATCCAACGCCGCTTACTCATTTGCCGACTCCCACCGCAAGCAGCATCCTTGCGCTGGTTCAAGGTGGAGCAGCTTCCGCTCCTTGTCGGTGTAGATGTCATTGAGTGATTCGACTTTTCCAGGGATGGGCCAGAACAAGCACTCCTTCGCGAACACTCGACGCTCCGCAGGGCTCAGCGCCACTTGCAACTCGGGGCCGAACAAGTCAAGCATCAGCGCGCACCGCTTCCCCGTCCAGTACCGGCAGCGCCCCTCGTTCTCACCGCGCCCGGGGAAGAGGCCGTGCGTGTCGCAGCAGCCAACTCCATCGCATGCTTTCCACTGAGTCAGCCGCCACATTCTCAGTCTACCACGGCAAGAAGCTGATCGGGCTCGACCACCCGGCACGCCTCGTCGGCCAGCGGCTCCCCGGCGGCGAAGTTGACAAGCACCCGCTTGGGGGGCTCCTCAAACGCCCGCGCTGCCTCGTGCCCAACCGCCAGCACCTCCGCGACCCGCACCCGATCAGGGACGTGATCCCCCGTTTGGTAAGTGTCCCGCTTCTCAGGGGCGACGATCAGCCCCTCCTTCCTCCGATTGAGCGCCGCGCTCTCGCTCTCCGGCAGGAGGCGGATCACCATCTGGTTGCTGCGGGGCCTGAGCTTCAACGTCCACCTCCTGATGTGGTGATGTAAAGCACAATATCGCGGATGGCGAAGTCGGTCGCCACCCCGCTGATGCGCACCTGCAACCGCTGCCCCGCCACCCGGCCGAAGAACGACTTGGTGCGCACGCCTCCGCCCACGACGCTGAGCGTCTGAGTGTCGAAGGTGGTATACGAGTTGCCCTCGTCGACGCTCACCTCGCACACGACGCTGGGCACCGCGCCGCCGAGGTCCTTGTAGATGATATCCACTTGATCCAGCGTCTTCCAATCCTTTGCGCGCAAGGCACGGATAGGCTGGCGATTCTCGTCGAACGACACGCTCTCAAGGTCGATGGCGGGGAGATCGTAGAACCATGCCACGTTGGCGGGGACGTTGAAAGCGTCTGCGTGTGTTGCTGGGTCGAAGCGCAGCGTGCGCCCGTAGGTGGTTGAAGCACCCACGTCCTCCCCCGCCTCTCCGACGATCATGCTCAGTTTGCTCGACACCGCGCTCATGTCATCGTAGGAGAAGGAGGCGGTGTCGTATGTGAGCCCCATCGCCCCGGCGGAGTCGTACGTGAGCCCGACAACGGAGGGGAAGGCTGCCGATGCCCCCATCTCAGCCGAGAATTGCCAATGCCACCATGCGTTCAGCCGGTAGTTCCACACCCACGCGTCCTTGGCGAAGCGATCCTCTCCCATCGGGATGAACCAAACCACCTCGCCATTCTCCGGATCGTGAAGCGCGTGCGTCTGTGCAAGGCGGTCGTAGTTGATGCCGCCCAGCAGAAGCTCGCGGATGGGAGAGGCAAGGGGCTGCGGAGCGCCCGTGGCGTCGAACGTGTAGAAGTCATCGCTGCCGAGGAACGCATCGAAGGAGCCGAGCTTGGCGAGCGTCCCGGGAGCCCACAGCCCGACGCCGGCGGTGTTGATCGTCTCGTAACGCACCGGCTGGGACGCCTGTCCGACCGGCGTGCCAACGATGATGCTGCGCTCCTTGTACACGGTGAACCGGCGATTGACGCTGAGGCCGGTGATGGGGAAGGGATCGTCGCGGAGCTGCGTCTGCACCGATCCCACGCCGGTGAAGGTGTTGAACGTGCCGGGCGCGCTTGATTGGATCTGATTGGCGACGAAGCCGGCGCCTGCGTCTTGGTAGGCGAGGAAGGTGCGATTCTGGTACTGGATCACGTAGCGGCTCTTGTTCCCACCGAGCGGCTTCAGATTGACGCCGGGATCGTAGTACACGTTCTCGTTGACCCCATTGACGAAGATCGGCTTGCTCAGCACCGTTGCCGAGTCCCACGGGTTGAGGTCGTTGCCAAGGAGCACGCCGTTTGCAACCGCAAGCCCTGCGTCGCTGGCGATGGCGTCCCAGGTGGTTCCGTTGAGGAGACGGATCTCCCCGAGCGTCCCGGTGCTGCGGTTCTTGATGCGGAAGAGATCGGCGCCGCCATTCTCGTAGCGGGCGGCTGCGAGCTTGATCACCGGATCGTTGTTGGGGCGGTTGGCGAATGTGGCAAGCCCGAAGCGCGGGCGCATGAAGCCGCGGCGCACCTGCACGTTGCTGAGGTTGGGGGCGGCGCGGGGGTCAAGCTGGTTCGCCGGGAAGTCGGAGTTCATCCCGGCGGTGATCCCCAGAGCGCTGAAGCGCATCCGCGGCATAGGTCACTCCCGGTGCATGGTCCACTGGACGAACTTGCCGGCGAGGAGGATGAGGATCATCCCCGCGACGATGCCACTGACGAAGGCCGCCCCGTACGCGACGGGCGCCCCGCCGTCGAAGCACGACTTGAGCGCCTGCTCCGTCGTGAGACAGACGTAATCGGGCGGGCAGTTCTCCGGGAGATCGACAGGATCGCGCTTGAACCAGCTCATCCCTTCCCCTTTCGCTTGAGGAGATCAAACATCCGCTCCGCGTCCTTGTCCTTTGCCGCTTGCTTCGCCTGCTCACGGAGTTCCTCCGCGTGGCCGGCGCGCTTGCCACGGGCACGAGCCCACAGGAGCGCGAAGACGCCTGCGATCCCTTTAAGCAGGTTGGGTGGGAGGCTTACCATTGCCACCTCCGTTTACGCCGTTGACCGCGGCAGCGTTGGCGCGGTGCTCGGCTGCATTGCCCCAGGTGAAGATCGCCTTGATCGCGGTGCCCAGGGCGCCCACAAACATCGCCCACTCAGCAAAGCTGGCGCGGGGGGAGGTCACTGGAGCGAACAGCGCAACACTAGCGGTGCTGAATGCGCTCAAGTAGATCCCCACCGCGAGCGCAAGCTTGCGCTGGTGAGTTAGCCATGGCATTCCACCATTCGGTATCAGGGTCATCGTCGTCCTCCAGATCGGGAAGCATAACGGGGCGCCGTGGTGTACTCCTTCTCGGCGTAGCGGGTGCGGTAGTGGCCGGCCCGCTTCCAGAAGGGGATGAGAGTGGGGGCGCGGAACTCATCGGGAGCCACCCACATTATAACAATCCCCGGCTGCCAGTCGCGCGGGGCGATCTCGTTCATCCGCTTGTAGTGGGGCGGGTTGTTGCTGAGGTGCCCACACTCGGTCCAGCAGCGGATGCCGTCGAAGCTGGTCTCGTACACCTGCCCCATGCGATGCGAGTGGCCGGAAGCACCGCTCATCTTCCAGCGCCGCAGCTCCTTGCGGGCGGAAGCGCCGCTTGCTTCGAGCACGGAAGCACCATGAGTGGCGGCGAATCGGCCGCCGGCAAACAACATGTACCCTTGCTCGACGTGCTTCCACTTTGTCTCCTTGGCGCTCAGGAGTTCATCCCACGACAGTCCACGGAAGTCGGCGAGCGCGGGGATTCGATGAATGAAGTTGGTGATGAAGCGGTCGTCGTGGTTGCCGGGGATGTTATAGCGGGAGGCGCCGGGCGTTGCGTCGTTGAGTTCCAGCGCGAACCGCAACCAGTCGTTGCATTCTCGCTGGAGTTGCCCAGGCTCCTTGATCAGGTTGCGGGCAAAGTTAGATGCCCACGGCATGTCGAGCACGTCGCCAAGGCAGGTGACGATGTGCGGCTTGAAGTCCTCCAGCACCTTGCACGCAAGCTCGCAGGCGCGCAAGTCGCGATCCCCGCAGTGTGGATCGGGGATGAGTGCCACTCGCTTGATCGTCGGGGTCATCGGGGCTCCGCTTGAAGCTGGATGCTGATCTCAGTCGTCATGCCCCCCGCGCTGGTGACTTTGGCGTAGCACTTGTCGCCGGTGGTTGCGCCGTCACCGGAGAGAAACACCTCCTTGCCGGCGTTGGCAGGAGTCACGGATTGAAGCGCCACCCGCCCCGCCCCCACGCCGCTCACAACCGTCAGCGCAATGTTCCCGGCTGCTTCCGCTCCGTTGTACACCGCTACTGTAAGCGTAGCACCCGCTCCCACGTCCGCTTGCACCGTGAGTCGCGTGGCGGCAACGTCGAGCGGGAAGATGTAGGCTGCGGCTGCGGTGCCTTGGGCATACACGCTGGTGGAAGCAACGGAGGGGATGTAGTAGGTGAGCATCTCCCGGCGCATGTCGTCGCGATTGCCAAGGACGGAGTTGGCAAGGTCGGCGAGGTGCTGGTTGAGGGCATCGCGGAAGCGCTTGATCCACGCGAGAATCCCCTCGTTGGAGCTGGGGGCGTCCGGGAGGGCGAAGCCTCCTTGCGTGACTGATGGCTGCGACATGAATCACACGGACGCGAGCTGGAAGTGCGGGCGATCAGTCTTCTTCTTCGGCCAGCGTCCGCCCCACACGAGGCCGAAGGATTCACCAAGGTGGCCGACAGCCTCCCACGGCATGTCGTTCCACGTCACGCGGCCGTCTTCGTGAAGCCGGGCGATGTCGAACGCATGGCCAAACTCGTGCTGGCTGGTGCCTGGGACAGCCCATGTGACAATCTTGCCCGGGGTGGTGCGCCCCTGCTCCCACAACACCTGCTGCTCCTTGAGCGTGCGCCGGCCTTGAGCAATCGTCAGCCAGATGCGGTGCTGATAAGAGACTGCGCCGATGAGCCCCCACGCAAGCGGCTGGAGGCGCACGGAGAGCCCGGCGATGCGTTTCGTGGATGCTGCGAGCTGGGAGTCGAAACTCATCTAGGGCGACGCAGCAGCCGATCAAGCTTGGCATCCATGCCGGAGAGCTGCCCCTCAATCCTTTGCAGATCACGGATGTGATCCGACTTGAACTCGAAGGTGGTGGATGCCCCCCACACCGCGCCAGCAACGAGCGCGCTCAGGGTGAGGAGCACCGCCGCTTGGCGCCATGTGAGATCGCCGTTCATCACTCGCATCGGTCACCAATCCCGTCGCCGTCCGCGTCCGCTTGCGTGGGGTTCATGCGGGGGATGCAGTTGTCGAACAGGTCGAAGATGCCGTCGCCGTCGGTGTCTTGGTTGTTAATCGTGTTGACGAACGGCAGGGGCGTGGCGAAATCCTGATACGGGAGCCGCCGGACCTGTGCGCCGGATACCCTCGCTCCAACTGGTTGGCCGCTGTTGGTCACGAAATCGCGCCCTTCTCCGACAGGTGCGTTTCCGAACCCACCAGGAAACCCGATGGCGTCGGAGATTGAAACCGTCCCGGCTCCGATTGTCAGTGTCGTCCCGGCGCAGGTGAAGCCAGTGCATTGCTCCGCCCCCGTAGGAACGCCAGTGATTGCATTGTGATCTTCTGTGATCGTTCCAGAGTTCTGATCGAAGACGATAATCTCCGTGCCCGCCGTACCCTCTTCATTGCCAATGATCCAGTTGTCGCGAGCCAGCGCCAGTCCGCCCGTGGCTCCTTGCGTGCGCAGGAAGCGGTCGAAGCCTGCTGGGGTGCTGAATCTGGCCACCATAGTGTTGTGCAAAAACTGCGGTTGCGTCGTAATTTGCGTACCGTCAACAACAATAGCGTTTCCAGTCACTCCCCAAAGCACGTTGTCAGTGAACTTCGGAACTTGAGTTGACCACGCCACATCCGTGCCTGACGCGATCCACCGCAGCCCAACGCCGTTATTCTCCGTGACCATCCGATCAATGACCCAGATGTTGCCTCGGTATTCGAGTGCTCCAGTTTCACCGTGCAGGCGGAGCATGTTGTAGCAGACGTTCTGGTAAAACTTGTACGGCCCGTTCGCGCAGCCGTCGCCGTGGCCGGCGAAGTTGTTTATCACCGAGATCACGGACGCGGGAGAGCCGTGCGCAGCGCCGTCGATGGAGTCGCCGTAGGCGATGAATCCCACGTTGAAGGCAGCGTTGTCGCGCACCACTAGACCGGCGCCGCTGTAGGTGTGGGCGTTGGCCGACCCCGCTTCGCCGAAGTGGATCGCGTTCGAGCTCACATTCCAGATCAGGTTCCGCTCGACCTTCAACCCATCGACGATAGAGGCAAAATCGGTGTGCCTCGCCAGATCAATCGCGAGCCCCTGGAACCCCTGTGAGTTGTCCGTCGAGAGCGGCCCCGGTTGGTAGTAGATGATGTTGTCGCTGATGTCGCTATCAAGCAAACCGCTGTTGATTTCAATGCCAACATTCTTGGTGCCACGAATCCGGTTGCCGAGGATTTTGATGCCAGTTATGTTGGGTACACCAGCGGTTTGGTCAGTGAAGATGCCATGACCATCCGCCATTGCGGTGCCCACGAAGCCGATGTTGTGGATGAAGTTGTTCGCAACGGTGATGTTCTGGCATGGGGGATCGGAGCCATCGAGCAGCACTATCCCGTTTGTGCCTCCGTCCATAACTTCATTCCATTGGAAGTCGAAGCCCTCCGTGGAGTCGGCCACCGGGTTTATGCCACCGCAGTTGATCGTATGCAAGTCGCTGAAGCGCGTGAAGCGGGCGTAAAGTCGCGCTCCATCGTGGATGACAAACTTTGGCATGAACAAGATATTGTTGTCATTGGCGGCGATAACTCCAATCGACGCGGCTTCGATGATGGAGTAAGTGTCACCAGCAGCAATACGCTGGTCGAACAGATTGTCGAAAGAGTAGCCCCGCCGACCATCCCAAGCGCCAACAGCGCCTAACCCAGTCCGGCTGCTGTTCGCTCCGGTCGCGTTCGAGCGAACAATCTGGTAGGCCTCGGTCGCGCCACCGCCGACGCACCCTCCGACGGAGTTGTACGCCTCTTTGAGCGTGACCGAGGTATCGCCCGCCACAGCCACAATCTCTCGCCAGCAATCATCTGAGGCATCGCTGTTGTACTTGAAGAAGTATCCCGGTTCGGCGTTATCGGCCCCGGCGATGGCATTCTCCTCCCACAAGGAGCTTGTGCCAGTGATCGCCGTACCGGTGCCGGCGGCGGTCGATCCGCTCCCGAGGTCGCACGTCCGATTGCTGCTGTTGACGCCGTAGCAGGTGATGTCACTGTTTTTGTGCGCGTCATTTGTATAGTCGAGGCGGATGCAGCCTGGGTCGGCGTCGCAAGGAGCAACGGCGGCGTTGTTCTCGGCGATCCTCCACCACTCCTTGATCCGGCGACCGCTCGTGAAGATCAAGTCGTATCCGGCGAGCTGATTCTTCGGGAAATCCTTGCTGCCGACGATGGCGATGTCAGTCGCGTCCATCGCCCCCTGCCCGATCACCCGGCGCACTGTACCACTGTGAATCAAGCGGCCCTGCGTTATCAACGTCCCGCCGCTCAGTACCTCGATCACGTCCGTCGTCTGCTCGCCGCTGGTGATACTGGCACTCAACGTGTTGCCCCCGCCGAGGATCAACGTACCCCCACTCTGGACTTGGATGCCACCTGGGTTGGCCGCAGCGTTGCCGCTCGCCCCGGTCGTGAAGACGTTGCGCGCCGGAGCTGTCAGTGTGCCGGTGTACCCACCGCTCAAATCGAGCGTCCCATTCGCGCCGATTTGCACGTACCCGCAATCGATAGTCTCGTCGCTCGGCTTGTTGTTCATAATGCGGTGAGTGATGGTGCAAGTGTCGGCTGAAGTCGGGATGACGCCACCGCACGAGGTCCAGACGTTCGTATCTGTCGCTGGGTCCATGAGGCCAGCCTTGACAGTAGCGCAAGCGTTGGCTTCGGCCCGTTGGGTGGCGAATGCGAGAACAATCGACAGAGCAAGCAGCAGCCGCCTCATGGCACCACCAGACAACGCACGCCCGTCGAGTCAACGACAGCGAAGAAGCCCTCGCATGCATTGGAGCCGTCGGTGGCCAAAACGTAAGCAACGGTGCCCGGCGAGGCATCATCCGGGATGCTGGTCACCCGCGGCACCGCGAACATCGCCGGGACGCCGGGCTCCTGCGTGTTGTAGGCATCGCCGGTCTCGCGGAAGCCCGGGCCGCGGGTGGCGGCGAGGGTGAGCGCGAACACGAGGCCGGTGACGAATCCGATCCAGAACCTGCGCATCATGCGATCTCCTTGACGCTGAAAATGGCTTGCTCCTTCGTGGTAGTGTTGCCGTGGATGGTTGCGGTGTTGGCGCCTCCAGCACTAACGCGCCACCTGATCCCGAACGATTTGGTGCCTGACCAGCCAGCAACGAGTGCGTGAAGTGGCAACATGACAATGGTGTCATTGCCCACAATGGTGCGTGTTGAACCGCGTGCGATCACAACCGGAATGCCGTCCGGGTCTTCAACTATCTCTATGAAGAAATAGTGGAAGCCGCCGCCTCCGCTGGCTGAGCAGGGGAATACTGCATCGAGCGACACCTTTGACGCGGTTCCGTAGGTGAGCGTCACGTTGAGGTGCTTCAAGTCAGCGGGAATCTCTGTTGTTGGATCAGTCGGTATTGTTGAATCGTTGGCGGTGAGGCGCTTCTCTTGAGAGAACGCGACTCGTGGCGGCTTGCTGACGATCCCTCGCAAATCCTTGTACAGGTACGACTTGGTGCCTCCGCCGTCAGCTTCCTCGAATACAGTCGAGGTGGCGCGCACGAACAGATAGGCAAGCGGAAATGCAGTTCCAGGGATTGCAGGCGCGGTTGGCGATCCAGCGGGCGTCCCCTCCACCTTGGTGAGTGTGGTGCCAGCAAGGTAGAGAAGATCAATGCGCGGATTGGTGGCGTCCGCGGCCGCGAGCGCGAAGTCGGCGTCCCCGGCGTACTCGCGCACCGTGCCGTCGATGTCCACGTACAGCCCCCCATTGACATTCACTTTGAGGGTGGCGGCGGTGGTGGGCGACTTGACGCGGAACGCCATCACGCCGCGGGTGCGGAAGGTGGTTGCGAGTACGGCGAGGAAGTCGAAGTCGAGGAGGAACGCCCACGCGGTTCCGTTGTGGAAGTAGGTGAGCCCGGTGTCCTCCTCGTAAAACACGAGGCCGTTCGGGTTGTTGATCTTCGCGGAGTTGTCGACACCGCCCTCGTGCCCAGCGGTGCCGGGGAGGATGTCAGTGGTGCGGGCAACGAACTGCATCGCGGCGCGCTGAGCAGCGGTGCCTCGGCAGATGCGAGCCGAGCCCATGCGGTGCTCGCCAGCGAACGCCTCGGCGGTGGTGCGATCCCAGTGATGCTCCGGATTGCCGCGCTCGCTTGCGTCGGTGCGAGTCTCGCGGATGCGGTCGTCGGTGAGGCCCAGCGACTCGCTCCCGGGAGGGGCGGTTTCGTAAGAGGCACCCCAGGTTCGGACAGGCAGCGGCATTGGTCAGATCCCCAGGTCGTGGTCGCGGATCATCGCCGGGTGGGGGCGGAGACCGCGGGTGCGAGGGTTGCGTCGCTCGTGCTCAGTCGGGGCGCGCTTGCGGGTGATCCAGCGATCAAACTTGGCTTCGGCGCTGTCCGCCTTCTCCTCGTTGTCGAGGGAGTCCCAGGCGAAAGATTCAGCGAGGAGAAGGAGGCCGGCTTCGTAGCTTACGCCAACCTCCGGGGATTGCGAGGAGGGAGCGGTGATTGCCGCGGGATCGAGGTAGCTGAGGATGCGCACAGTGGTGTTCTCCGTCGGCTTCCTCCACACGGAGAGGACGCGGTTGTAGGAGGTCCAGAGAGTCACCTGATCGGCGCTTCCGGTCGCTCCGTCGGCGCGGGTCTTCTCGAACGCCTCGATGGCGCTGAAGTTCATGGGGATCTCCCCGGTGCGGTTCACGATGTCGACGATGGCATACAGCCGGCCGGAGGCAAGAAGCGTGGCGTAGGTAACGTCGTCCGTGTTGGCCGGGATCACGTAGTCAAAGCGGCTCTCAAGCTGCGGGATGCGGACGCCAAGCCCCTTGAGACGGTGGGCAAGCTCGACGGAGCCCGCGAAGAGGAACTCGTGGATGCGGGCCGAGGCGTCCGTGGTCAAGCCGAGATCGGTGCGGTTGCCGAGTCGGTAGGTGAGCGTGTTAGCAAGCGAGGCGTAGGTTGACATCAGAGATCCTCCTCCACGGTGAGATCGTCGGGGAGAGGTTCGGCAGGGAGCGCATTGTGGTGAAGCTCATCGACATCATGCGCCGCAACGAGCAAGCCCTCGTGGGGGTGTGGCCAAGCTGGCCGAGTAAGCCCGCTGCGAGGCAGGTGCTCCCTATTGACAGCATCAGCATACCATGGCTCCCCCACCGCCGGGTGGTTGCCGGGGACGCGAGAATCATACACGTTCATCACCGGGCGCACATCTTGCTCCGTGTCGAGGTTGATGGCGGTGATCTGCGTGTGCTGCTCGGGATTCTGGAAGTGCTCAGCGGTGATGACGAAGCGGCTGCCATTGAAGAATGGCTTGGGCTGGATGTCAATGTCAACGAGCGCCGTTTCGAGATTGGTGAATTCCCCTTGGCTCACATTCACCGGCCCGAGCTTCAAGATGCTCTCTCCGTTTGAACGCTGCCAGTCCACGGTGAGTGTAGGCGGAGTTCCGCCAAGCGGAAAGTCGCTCACGGCGCGCACACGAAGCTGAGCACGGCGAATGTGGTTGGCGCCGGGGCTGGCGACAACGAATGGAGAAATCCCGAGGATGAGAGGAGAGATTACTCCGGCGCCGGCAATGCCAAGGACGTACGAAGCCGCGTCGTCCGGGGTGTCGATGTCTTCGTCAACCTCGCTCCACAAATTGACGTGTCCTGCGCTACTGTCGAACCACTCGGCGGGCACAGTGATGTCGCTGATGGGAACGTATGTGTGGGTGATAGGCATGATCAGTCGATATACACGTTGGCTTCGGCGCCGGCAGGGAGGGTCACTTCGATGTAGAAGCCGTTGACAAACGGGACCGGGAAGCCGACGAAGCCTTCCGTGGTGTTGGTTGCGGCGACGATCTGCGGGATGATGATCGCGTTGCCGACGAGCTGGCCGTTGCGGATGCGGATGTCGGCGGAGGCGGCTGTGCCGCCGCGGATCAGCACTCCAGTGATGCGCCCGCGCTGACCGGCCCGGAGCGGGCCGCTGCCGCTTACCGGAATCGCGCTGTTAGGGATCGGATGCATTTACGCAGCCAAGCGATCAACCGCTGCCACCAGCGGAGGCGGGCGGGAGGCTCCGAATGGATACGCCCGGGGAAGCGTATTCGCATGACCTATTATCGCACACCGAGGCGGGTGAGCCGAGTGGTTGTGCTGGTCGGGGGAGGGGGAGCCGGAGCGCCTCCACCAGCGAAGCCAAGGTTCATCAGCCAGAGCAGCATCAGAACCACCCCGCGCCGAACCAGCCGATGCCGGTTGTGGAGGGAGCGGCTGGGGTGTTGCCGTGGGCGGAGAAGATGACGAACTCCTGGGCCGCATCGGCGTCGTCCATTCGGCAGGTGAAGCCGTCGGAGTCGGGCATGGACTGCATCCGCATAAGCCCTTCGATGGCCCCGGTTGTGTCAGTGATGCGCGCATACACCGCGTCGTGCTCGATAGCGGTGTTCTCTTCCATGTTGAGTGCGCCGTTGTTGCTGGCGATGGATAAGCACTTCTCGTCCGTCGTGGAGGTTGCGCAGCCTATCGAGAGTTTGCCGTCACTTACGGCCGTCCCAGCAGCAGGCTCTGGCTGGGAGATGGAGAAGAAACTCACACCGACAGGCGCGAAGCCGAAGCCGCTCTCCACGATGTCCGTCGTTGTGTCGGTCTGCGTCAGGAGGCTGCCGATGTGATGGCTTCCGCCCTTAATGCACATGCAGAAAGAGTGCCTCTGCACAGCGGTCGCTTCGAGCACGTTGATCGTGAAGCCGTCAGACGCGCTACCGACGAAAGTGGCACGGCGATTTGTGACAGCGGCTCCCGCCTGAGCCATCGTCGCCAAGCACTCATCGCCCCGCGTGTACTCGTCCACATCGGCAGTCGTCGAGTTGTCGTCGTGGTTATACATGCACACGCCCTGCTGAATCGGAGAGGCGGAGCGAGCAATCCCGACGCACGGCTGGTACGCATCCTCCTCAATCGTCGGCAACGCAGCATTGGCGTGTCCCGCGCCCCAGAAGAAAAAGTAGGAATCGGCGCCGGGATCGAAGCCAAACGAACCAAAGGTGACGTTCCCCGTCGCATCTCCCCAATTGAACTTGACGGCTCCCCGCACGTTCGTGATATCCGTCCCACCCCAACACTCTACGAGAAGGCGAAAATCAGCCGTGAAGGCGTTGGTGACGTTAATCTCGACGCCATCGGAAACGAAGGCGCTGAAGTCCGCGAAGCCGATCTCCGCCGCCGCCCCATCCGTCTCCATGACAAGCCCGGCTGCCATGCGGCTTCCGACATCAGCGGCTGCGGCTGCATTTAGAGAAGAAAAGGCGCAGACTCCTCGATCCGTCGCGGTGGCTGCGCAGCCGATGCTCAGGCGGATATTGGCGAGCCCGCTTGCGTCCACAGTGTCGGTGCGCCCATTCATCGTGATGCGAACAACCTTGGGCTGGAAGCCGAAGCCGGTTAGAGACTTCACGCCGGTTGTGGTCAGGCCAGCGCTGAAGAACAGCGCCTTGTAGGAGAGCGCCATCTCTTAGCCCGGAGCCGTAAATCCGCCGACGTTGAGCGTTGCGGTGGCGGAGCCTGTGGAGGTCGCAAGGAGCGCGGTGTTGGCCGTCACCTTGAGGGGCGTTGGGAACGTGAAATGAACGCCCCGACCATTGATTGCCTCAAGATAGTGCGGGCCGGTGATGTCCGCTCCGGCGCTGATCGTCAGTTTGATCGATGAGGCCGTCGCCGCACCGATGGAGAACGTCATCCAGGTAACATAGAGCGAGAGTCCCGCTCCCGGAGTCCCCTTGACCGTCGCACCCGTAAGCGTCCCGAGGTTGACCGTCTGCCACGACTGCGGGCCGGTGGGGATAACGTAGAGCGCCCCGTCGAGCGCCGCCAGCTTCGTGGCGTCGCCGTCCGTACCCGCCCGCGTACCCGGCGCGGAGTCAGCAATCGTCTCCATCTGCCCGCCGACGAGGGTGGGGTTCCCCGCTGTCGCCGCGTCATGCGCTGCCGCACCCTGGACCGGGACCGACGTTGCGCCTGCTGCGTTGTCCACCGTGACATCGTGCGAGTTCGCAAGCTGGAGGGCGGCGGTGGCGGCGCCAGTCGGAAGCGGCAGGGAGGCCGCACTGACGGGCTGCGTTCCAGAGGGGATGTTACGGGTGACCAACCCCATCTCCGTTCCGGCGGGGGCTGCGTCACGCGCCTGGATGTGGGAGAAGTCAGTGGTGGTGTCCTGTGCATCGAGGCATGCCCGCACCGTCTGCGCGAAGTTCTCGTCATTCAGCGCCTGATCGAGCGGGCGGGAGATGAGTCCGCTTCCTGCGGGGTGAAACACGGTTCCGAGCCGGAACGTCGCCTGCCCCGTGCCGCCGTTTGTGTAGACTACGCGAAAGTACCGAGCGCGAGGCGTGAGGCTGAACGCTCGTCCAGTAGCAGCATCGACGGACGAGGACTCGATTCTGTCCGCGTTGACGCCGTCACTGGACCACTGGAACGCAAGCCCGTCCGCGGCACTCGCCACATTCGCGAACACGATGACGCTAATCGCGCCGTAGTCCTTGATCTCCTCGAATGTACCGGTGAATATGCCACCGATGCCGAGGGGCGTTGTGGTGGAGTTGGCGGTCGAGACGGTGCCGGTGAGACGGCCAATGGCGTTGGCGCCAGCCGGGGTGGCGCCGATCTGCTCGGTCGGGAGCGGTGCGGCGGCGCTTACGTCTGTCGCCGACCCGTCCGCTCCGAACTCGACCTTTACCCTTTGGTGCTTGATTCCAACGATGTCATCCGAGGCAAGGGTGTCCCCGCCCGTGCCGGCGTTCAGAAGTGTGTTGTCGGCCACAAGTTACTCGCTGCACCCCTCGAAGTAGCCGCACCCATGGCAGCGCTTCTTGCAGCCTTGAACGACGAGGCCGGCGTTGCAGACCGGGCAGATGAGCGCGAGGATGGAGGTGAGCATCTGAGACATCAAACCTCCCTGCCGTACACCGGCTTCGTCGGCCGACGGATGGTGACTGGACGGCTGCTCTCCTTCACCGGGGCGGATATCTTGCGCACTGCGGCGGCGGCTCGGTCCTGGCGGGTGGGGCGAGGCATCAGAGTTCCTTTCCGTTGACGGGCCGCTTGCGGAGCACTTTGGCGGCCTTGGAGAGCGCTTTGTCGATGCTGGGCGCGGTGTTGGTGATGAACTCCGAAGGCGGGTAGGGATCGCTCCCGGTCGCGTAGCTGGGGATGCTCCCTTCAATCACGAAGCTCCCGTCATCCGCCTTCCGTATCGTCACTGATGGCTTGGGCATCATCCGGCTCGCTTCATTGCCATGTTAGGATGTCAAGGTTGTGCCCGCCTGCGGTGTCGCTGGTGAACCAGAACCTGCGGTTGTTCATCAGCATCACACAATCCTCGTACCACTCCGTCGAGCCGGTCTTGAGGAAGTAGTCGCCGGCAGTCACGTCGCCGGCACGGAAGCCGACGCGGTAGTTGACTCCGGTGCGGGAGATGATCGAGAACGCAGTCGTGCCTTGCGGGAACGTGAAGCTGACCTCGGCACCACCAGCCAAGTTGATGGCAAGCTGGTGGGCGACGGGGTTCGTCTTGGTGATGGCCACGGAGCGTTACCCTCCGTCAGAAGTTCTTGGCGAAATCAGGCGCGGCCGCAGTGGCAACCGCGTGAGCAAGCGAGTGGCCGTTGATGCTGCACGTCAAGCCGCTGGTAATCTCCGCCGCCACGAACGTCACTTGAATCTGAAGTATGTCGCCCTTGGCCCGGGTGCGTTGCGCAGCGACGAGAGATACCGCAGAGGTGGGTGTGACGCTTACAGCCCCCGCGGCCGCCACGTTGAGTGTGCTCGCCGAAAACAGGTTGTTCGTGCCGTCGGTGATCTGCACGGTCGGGCGCGAGGCGCCACCCGAAGAAGCAGCCGTGGTGAAACTCACTTCATCAACGCGGATCGCTTGCGCCAGCTTGTGCCGGAGCGTGAGTGTGACCGCACCCGGAGCGGTCGCCGCCGGGTTGACCCCGATGAGAGTCAGTGGGATCTCAATGTACGCTCCCACCAGCGGTCCGCCAACCTCGCTTCCGCCAACGTTGGTCTTGATTCCAGTCGGAGAGATGCCCATTATTCAGCCTCCCTCACAGCCCGTAAAGCGCGCTGGCGAACACGAAGATGACGCGGGGGTTCAGGATGCCGGTCTGCGCACCTGACGACGGAACCTTGTCGCCGATCTTCACGAGCTGGACGCCAGTCGCCGGGTCGATGAACGGCTGAGTCGAGGAGAGGTCCAGCACCTGACAGATGTCCTGGGTGACTCCAGCGTCGATGTCGATGCCCCAGAACGTCGGGAATGCAGCGGTGCCGTAAGGCGCGGCATCGCACATCGCCAACGCCCGGCCGTCGGTCAGAAGGTCCGAGTGGTCCACGAAGTCGTAGTCCACGGTCTCCGAGCTGAAGCAGCTCGCCTCGAAGACGTTGGCCCGGGCGTCGTACACCTGGATCACGTCGTTGATGGTGACGGTGCCGGTGGTCGTCTTGTCGGATGCGGCGATGCCAAGCAGGTTGGTGCTGGCAAGGTCCGCGGCGTCCGCGGCTCGGGACGCCTTGCCGGCGGACTGGATGATCGGATCACCCTTCTTGATGGTCTGTGAGACGTTCACCCGGTACGTGCGGGTGATAGCCGCCGTGTGGCCCGCAGCGTACTTCGGGTGGCGGGCGGTCGGGTTGAAACACTTTACTGCGCCGGTCGTGGTCAGTGCCATTGTTCGATCTCCTACCCCGCGCTTGCGAGGGTTCGTGTGATCAGGGGCCGGGCGTTACGCGACTTATCCCGCCGCGTTACGGGACGAGCTTGCCTCCATGCACGTTCTGCCAAGCATCCGCTCCCGTGCCCCAGCGGGCCGCGACGGTGAACACGCTGGAACGCGTGCGCTCGTCGTCGAAGCTGCGCATCGAGGGCGGGGTGCGGTTGTAGAAGCGGAGGTCGTACTCTTCGCCGAGGTCGCCCTTGACGATCCAGGTATCGGCAACGTCAAGGTAGTGAAGCATCTTCGGCTGAAGCCGCCCCATCATCGAGTTGATCTCGTTGTTGGCGGAGAACGGCCGCTTCTCGGACTGGAAGATCTCGCGGACGAGGAAGTCGTACGAAGGCGCGTAGAACAGGTTCACTGGGCGCACCCTCATTCGCTTGCCCTGTGAATCGACGCGGTTCTCCATGTCGGTGAAGACGGTCTGGAGAGTGCCGATGCCGATGTCGCCGGTGACCACGTTGTTCTGGTTCGGGCCAGCCGTCCCCGGTACTGCCGGGTGGGAGGTGTTGAAGAGCGTCTCCCCGTTGTACGTGGTGACGTTGCCTCCGGTCGGGAAGCCGCGGTTGAGGATCTTGGCGCAGTCGAGTTCCTTGGCCTCGGCCATCGACTCGCCGAGCTGGCGGGCAATGGACGGAACCCAGTCGTACAGGTCATCGTCGACTGATTCCCAGGAATACTCGAAGCCGATGGCGAAGGAGCGCATCGGGTGGGCCTTGGCGTTTCCAACCGCCGGGTCGAAGGTGGCGATGGGTTCGTTCTCGGCGCGCTCGACAGCGATGGGGAGCCCCGCGAGTTCGAGGTTCGTCTCCTTGGCCTTGCGCGAGCTTGAGACGAAGAGGTACGAATCGTACTCGGAAGGCCGGCGACGAAGCCCCTTCCCGGTAAGCGTGCGGATGCCGGGCTCAAGAAGGGATGCGATCCCATTCGCTGAGGTCAATGCTCCCGTAACGATCATTCTGGGGAGGTCTCCTTGCTACTGGGGGCCGTACAAGTTGAAGCGTAGCACGCGAGGGGGCATTTACTTGCCCTCGATGCAGCGGATCATCTGATCGCGCTGATCACACCACGCCTGGAGAAGCTGCGTCATGTTCTCTTCGCTGAGCGGGTGGCCGTGAGGGACGGTGACAACGATGGAGTCGCGGGTAATGAAGCCGCCTTCAAGCAAGGTAGCATCCTGGGGAGCAATCAGCACCCGGCCATTGCCATTGCCGCTGCTCACCGCTGGCCCCGCCCGGTGTAGCCGACCCGGATGGGACGGTCGAGGCGCCACTTGTTGCGGGCGGCGATCTCTTCGGCCGGGCCGCCGAAGGTGGTGATCCCGTGGCTCTTGCTGCTCATGTCGAGGAACTGCTGGACAGCCGGCGCCTCAAGCGGGTTGCGGATCTCCTGCTCCTCCACCCGGCGGCGGAACTCATCGAGCGGGCGGCGGGGGATGTACACGAGCACCATGTCCATCACCTTGGCGCAGTCTTCCTTGATCTGGTACTCGTTGAGGCCGAGGCTGCGGCACATGGATGGAGGGACGATGCGCCAGCCGACGGCGATCTTGTACTGCATGTTGAGCGCGTTCGTGTTCGCCCACGCGTAGTAATAGCGGTCGTGGGGAGCTTCGTGGCGCTTCGGGACGTTGTAGAACGAGGGGAAAGAAGCCTCGTTGACAACGATCATCTTCTCCCAGGCTTCGTCGGAGGCGAGGGAGGGAGCGTCCGGCGCAGCGGGGGCGGGCGGAGTCTCGTCGAGGTCGGCGATGGTGAGGGGCTCGGCGGGGGGCATGGCAACGACCGTCGGCACAATCGGCTCCGTTGGCTTCAGCAACTCGGACTTGTAATCGTCAGTTTTCTTGAAGAGCGCCATCTCAGACCTCCACTCCGTACGCGCGTTCGATGCGCGGGCCGCCTTCCTTGCCGGCGTTGCGCATCCGTTCCTTCTCCTTGGAGACTTCCTTGGGATCGAGGCCCATCTTCACCCACATGGCGGCCTCGTCCTTGTCCATGTCTTCCACAACGTCGCCCGCGCCGGCAGTGTGCTCCGGTGCGGCACCGGGGACTTCAACGCGGGCAGCCGGCATGCCGGCACCAGTCGGCCCCGTGACTGGTGCAGCGGCAGAGGCCGACGTGCCCGCGGCCGCCAACCGGCGCGTAGCGCGCTGGGAGGCAAGGTCGTCGAACATGTCCGAATTCTGGGAGACGACGAGGCGGACGGCGGCATCGACCGCCTGCGGGGTGCTGAGGTGGGCGTCGGTCAGCCGCATGGAAACGAGCGCCTCGTGGATGCGTTTGCGGTGCTTCTTGTACACCGGGCCAAGCTCGTCGCCTGACTCCACCTCGCGGAAGGAGTCCTGCCGCATGAGACGGGCGGTGGTGGGGGAGGAGGCGGCGGAGGCGGCAGCGATGGCTTTGCTGACGGCCTCCCCTTGCTTGTTCTCGCTGAACAGCCGGTCGATCTCTTCGGCTGTGGGGGGAGCGGGGGCGGTCGCGGGAAGGATGTCGGGCACAGGACCGGTGTCCTCGGCTGAGCGCGGGATCATCTCCGCGACTGCGTCCTGCACGAACTTCTTGAGGTCGGCAGCGGAGGCGGGCGGGGTGGCTGCGGGCTTGACGGCCGGCTTCGTAGGCTCGCCGAGCTTGGGCGCGGCGCTAAGTGCGGAATCCGGTGGTGATGCCGGGGGCTTCTCGGGTTCGGTCATGGCGGTTCTCCTTTTCTTCCTGTTCCTCGCGACGGACGTTGCTCACGGCCGCGGCGACCAGTCCTTCAAGTTCCTTGGCAGCATACTCCCAACCAGCGGCTTCGTGGAAGTCTTTGTCGTGGATCGCGTTGCGGCTGCGCTTGAGACACTCAACGGTGCGGGTCTGGATGTGCAAGTAGAGTGTCTCCCAGCCTTCGCTTGCGACAAGTGCGTGCCACGGGCGCTGGCCACGCTCGATCACCCCGCTCATACTCCCGCCTCCGCGGCTTGCTGATCAGGCGATCCGCCTGCGCTGCCGAGCACTTGGGCGGTCTGCTCCGCTATGGCCGCGATGCTGCCGATCTGGGTGAGGAGATCCGGCACCAGCAGCTCTGGGTCCTCCATCTTCGACGCCTCGACCATGCGGCGCATAAGGAGCTGGAGCGGCTTGAGGATCTCGACGAAGACGCCCTTGGCTTCGGGTGGGATGTTGGGAGCGAGCATGAGCGGAACGAGCTGCATGAGCTGCTGCAAATAGCCGTTGAGGATCTGCACCGTGCCTATGATCTGCTGGCGTTCAAGATCGCGGCTGCGGCTGCTGGAGGTGGCTTTGAGTGTGACGCGAAGGTAGGCGCTGATTGGATACTCCGGGTCGGTGAGGGCGCGCCGGAGAAGCTCTCCGCGCTCCGCACCGAGCACCTCGGCGAAGATCCCCGGACGCTCCAGCACGTAAAGGTAGAGTACCTGGATCATCGCCCGGCCGGCATCGGTGCGGAAGCGGGCGATCACGTCGTCCATCATCGTCGCGCCTTCCTGGAGGATCGTGAGGCCGGTCGAGGCGGGCGTGCGCTTCGATGCCTGGACCTGCCCGACGGAAGCATCGCTGATCCGGCTCACCCGCTCGGCGAACTGCTGAAGGAGCTGGCTGAGCGCGATGGTATCGATCACGTCCTTCTGCGAAAAAGGGACGATGGTGAGTTCGGTGGGTGATTCCTCGTACTCAAACGTGGCGCCGGGGTAGATCCCGTTCTTCTCGATCTCCGCGGCGATCTTGCTGTTTGCTTTGACGAGCACGATGCCAGCGTTCGCGGCGCTCTTGGAATCGAACGTCTGGTTGATCATCGTGTTCATGGCGCGGTTGAGCGGGACGAGGTTGGCGACGGGCGAGCGGCCGAGGAAGCGCCGGCCGCGCCGCTCGAAGCGGCTGACCTCGTATCCCTTCATCCCCACGAGCCAGAGCGGGGAGTCGACGATGCGGAGGATCTGGCGGCTGCCACGGTGCCATGTGACAACGAGCGGGCGCACGTCGCCGTTGTCAAGCACCCAGTCGACACTGAGGATGTACAAACGGTGGAGGCTGCGGCGGAGGGGGACGACGCCTTCGAGCCGGGCGCGCTCATCATCGACGATGTGGGTGATCTCCTCGGGCGCCTCGATAGCGAGCTTGTAGGCGCTCGGGCGGTAGCGGAGCTGGCGATTGAAGCGCCGGAACTGGCCGTCGCCCACCGCCATCATGTGCCCGAACATCCACATCTCCTCGATGGACGCGATCCCCACCGCCCACACGCATTCGGTGATCGACAGGGGGATGATCTGGGGAGAGGAGCGAACGACACGCATACTCGTGAGGTTGCCGCGCTTGTCGGTGACGCGGGCGGAGATGAGGTGATCGACAACAGCGATCTTGACGGGAGCTGTGCCCTCCTTCGCCAAGTTGTCGATCCAGTCGTCGAGAACCTCGTTGATGTTGAGGCCACCGATGTCGTCGTCGCTGATCGTGTTGCAGAAGTCGGCGATGGCGGTTGCAACATCCTTCCACATCGCCGGCTGGTCGCCGATCTGGGCGCCCTCGAAGGGGGCTTGATCACCAAAATCCGCCGCACCGCGTCGGATCGGCCGGGCGTTCCAGAGTTCGGGGTCGTAGCGGATCGTCTGCTTGATCTTCGCCTTGAACTGGTCGATGGCGGTGGGGATCATCGGCAGGTTGATGTTCGAGGCGCCCCGCCACGGGAAGTCCTTCTTCGGTGCGTCGAGTTCGTAGAAGCGGTGCCAGAGGCGCACCATCTCGAAGAAGGCGGAGGTCTCCTGCTCGTGATCGATGATCGCCTGCTCGATGGCGGCGTTGAGCTTCTCCTCCTCCTGGGGGGAGAGCTTGACTACATCATCGCTTGCGGGCATCTACTTCGTGGTGCCGGCTGAGGAAAGCGAGCTGGTGGTGATCATGTGTTCTCCACAAGGAGCGTAGCACACAAGGGGCGGAGGTCTTTCCATCGGTTGGTCACATGCACACCATTTATGGTCGATTGCGCCTCAAGCAAGTTGGAGCAAACAGGATGCGCCGATCAGCACCCAGTTGACCATATACCCCGTGATCGTGTCCCGCCCGGCAAACATCCGCGCGCGGCGGCGCCGGGAGTTCTCAAGCTGGGCGGATCGCTTGGCGGGATCGACCTTGTAGCGCCCGGTGAGCATCCGCGGGAGCATGGCAAGGCAGTCGAGGATGTCCTTGTACGTCCACATCGGGAACTTGCGCCACTCCTCGATGAGCTGGTGAGCCTCGGTACGCACGTACATGCGACCAGTGTTTCCGAGCGGCTCCAAAGCGCCCTCGATGCGGGCATCCTTGTCCCCCGGAGCGCCCATCAGCCAGATGTTGTGCTCGGGATCGCCTTCCGGGCCGGAGGTGAGGCCGGTGATGCCCCAGCGCTCGCGAAGCTCGCGGATCATCAACGGGCCGATGATGCGCTGGAAGCCGATGCGCTCGACTCCGACCCGGTTGGGCGCCCAGCGGATGTAGGTTTCGATGGCTTTGGTGATCCCGTCGAGCGGCTCCAGCTTCGCCGCCCACGATTCAAGCTCGAAGAAGATGCCGGTGGGCTCGTGGAAGGCGGCGGCAACACAGGCGGTGCGGCAGGCACCCTTGGCCTGCGGATTGTGGCCGGGATCGAACATCATCACCCGGTAGAGGGTGCGTACATCGACCGCCGCCGGCTCGCGCATCTCCGGGGCGCGGAAGTGGATGATGGCGGTTCGCTTGCGCTCGTCCTTCTCAAGGTGGTATCGGTGCAGCCACTCGTCCCGGAGCTTGAGCATGGTGGGATCGAGCGGGTCGTTCTCGCCTTGGGCGGAGTACATCCGCGATCCCCACTGCTTGCGCAGCTCCTCGATGGACTCCATCGTGAAAGGCTTGGGCGGAGTCGCCTTGTCGCCGGGCTGCCAGCGCAGAAGGGGGTAGATGGGGGGCTCGTGGGCGTGCGGAGCGGGGCGGCCGTCGGGGAGCTGGGCGCGTCCGTTGATGCAGTCGTCGCAGGAGGTGAGACCGCGGCTGAACACGTCGACGCGCGCCTCGAAGCGTTCCTCGCGCGGGTACTCCTCCGGGTTCTTCAGCCAGTGATTCACGTCGAAGAGCGCCCACTGGTTCTCGGTGATGAGGCGCGAGCCGTAGTGCGGCTGCACGACACCCTGGGAAGCGCGAATGAAGTCACGGGCGCGATTGATCTCAGTGGGGGAGAACCAGTTGGTGTCGTCGATGAAGTCGTCGCCGCGCCACTGATGGGCGTGGGCGCCGGTCTGGCCGGTGTCGGTGCCGGCGGTGAGGTAGGTCACGTCGGCGCTCATGTTGGGGCGGATAAGGGAGGCGGCATCGGTCGCCCACTTCTTGCCGATGTCAGGGCGGATGTCGGGGCGCGCCCAACGGAGAAGCTCGTTGCGCTCCCAGTGCTCCTTGATGAGGGAGAGGAACGCCGATGCGCGCTCCTTCTTCTTCGACGCGATGACGAAGGTGGTGTCGGCGCCGGCCCAGGGGGTGCCCGGAAGCGGCGGGCTGATGATGATCTGGATGGGGTTGCTGACGGTGGCAATGCTCGACTTGCCGACGCCACGGGGGTCCTCATACAATCCCACCGCCATCGGGGTCTGGGAGATGCGTTGGATGAACTCGCACGGAGCGCGGTGGCGCAGCGGATCGAGACGGGAGAAGCCGCAAATGACGGTGGCAACGAAGAAGAGATCGCGCTCGGCGGCGAGCAGCACGAGGTTGCGAGCCTCGTTGCTCGGGTCGGCGTGCTGCCCAGCCTCAACGGCCCGGCTGAGGTCGGTCGTTAAAAATGGTGCGGAAGAGGCTGCTGGTTCCGTCATCGTGGGAAAGGCGAGCGGAGGCGATCTGCTGGCGGGTGATGCCTTGCGCTTCGAGCGCAACGCGGAGCTTGCTCAACGCCCGCCTCTCAATCTTCGAGACTGTCGCTGGGTCGATCCCCAACACCCTTGCCACTTGCTTCTGTGTCATCAGATGGTCCGGGCAAAGCGGGGGCGCGTCGCGTGAAACCGTCGAGAACGATGCTGGCTGCATTCTTCAGTGCCTCCATCTGGGCGGGCATGAGCGAGCGGGGAGCTTCGGATTGAGTCATCTTGACTCCGCAGCGGTCGAGCACAGCCTCGCAGGCGCGGAAAGCAACCTCGCGGCTGTCGTCCTGCATGATCAGCTCGCGCATCCGGCTGGGGATGATGGGCAGGAGTTCGACGATGCGGCCCTGGATGGCGCGGTCGAGCGAGGACATCTGCGCCTTCCGATACTCATCATAGTGATCGTTGAACTCCTTGTCGCGGAGCATCCGCTGTGCTTGGCGGGTGCTGATCTTGAGTGCTTTGCCAATGTCGGGAGTGCGGCTGCCGGTGAAGAGGAGGCGCGAAGCGATGTCGAAGCGGGTGCGCTTCTCCGCCGGCGTGACGATGTACGTGCCACGTTTGCCGCGAAGCTGCGCTGGATTATAAGGAGGGCGGAGCCGAGCCACCGCAGACTGACTGGGAGGAGAGTCAGGTGGCCCGGCCCCGTCGAGCGCGGCAGGTGCGGCTGCCGTTGTGGACGGCTGGTTGATGGGATGGTCCACGAGGAGAGCGTACGCGCTGGCGGCCCGGTTGTCAAGTCCCGCCTGCCGCGTCGCCGCTCGCCCGCTGTGCTGCCCGGGCGCAACCTGCTGCACCCGCAGCACCTCCCCCCACTTCCGCGATCCCAAAACCCTTTTTCGATGTACGGGATGCGGGAGAGCTTTCCGGGGGGGTAGGGCGGCAAATCGGAAGGGGGGTCCGGCCCCCCCGTCGGCGGCGGCTGCGATGCGGGCATGGGCGGATGCTTGGCGATCAACGTTGCTTGCGCGTGAACGCTTGGCGGATGTGGACGCTTGCGGCGGGACGGTCAAGCAAGCAAGGGGCGGGCGCTTGCTGCGGCAAGGGAAGCGAGGCAAGGTTGCTTGCGCAGCTGGCGCAACGGCGGCAATCAATGTTGCTTGCTTGCGTGCACATATGCTCAACGGAGCATACTGTACGATACTCAACGCAGAGGATGCGACGATGCAGCGCAGCGCGACGATGCAGCGGATGGCGGATGCGATGGCGCGGCGAAGCGCAGAGCGTGTGCTATGAGCGGATGAATAATTATGCAGGCGGACGCATAATTATGCGGTAGCTGAACACAAAAAAAGCAGGGTGGATTGCTCCACCCTGCCGCGGTATCAAACCCGCCTAAGCGCGTGCCCTACCGCGACGCGGCCCCCTTCACCTTGCGGCTCGCGGCCGTGATCCACGCCGCCCGGGACGCCTTGATCGCTTCGATCGCTTGCGGCTCAATCTCGCCGGGACCGAACGCTCCGAGTAGGCTATCAAGCGCCGGGAATACCGCCGCCTCGAACCGCCCGCTCAGGAATGACCAGAGCAGGATAAGCGCCTCCGACGGCCCATACTTGACGCGCCGCTCTTCTCCGAGTTGCCGAAACGCCTCGTTGTAGACCATCAGGAGCGGAGCCTTGGAAGCATCCGTTACTTCGCGCCAATTGCGGCATTCCTTCTTGTGGGCCTTGCGGTATCCAGCGGAGCAGTAGGAACATACCGTCCCGCGCTTGCCCTCGTACTTTGCAAGCGTAGAATACGCTGTCCCCTCCGGCTGGACCTCACACCGAGTTGCGGATGGATCGACAGGCTTCTTGCTACCGCCTCCCAGTTTGAGCGCGGACCGAAGCGACGCCTGCTCATCGGGCGTGGCCGTCCCGCGAGCCACCTTGACGGATAGCACCGCGATCTGCTTGTCCGTCAACGCGACCGGCTCCGGCTCCGGATCTCCCGCTTCCGGCTCGCCTTCCGGCTCCGGTTCAAGTTCGGCAAGTTCTGCCGCGAGTCTGACGCGCTTCTCCGCTGCCGTTTCGTGCCTTGCGTTATCCATGCTGCACCTTCCGCTGTGCGACCGGCCCGGCCTTGGATTATCCGAGGCGGAGCGGTCGCGTCAAAATCAACAATACCGCGACAAGGCCGGTTTGTCAAGCGCCGAATTGTCGCACCCCCCGGCTCCGCCCCGCCCGGCCGGTACGGTGAGCCGCCGTGTCGCTCGGTGGCACGTACTGGCGCGGGCGCGGGCGTATGCGCGAGCCATTTTTCAACAGCTTGCGTGCTTGTCGGGTGAGCAGCAAGGCTTCCGCTGATCGGGAACCGGCTCCTTGCGTCGCTCGGAGATCACGCTGATCGTAATATTCGTTGCCGCGCCAGCCTTTGTCGGCAACAGAATGTCCGCCAGCAGCGCCCTAAGCGACTCCACCGAATCGGCGGATAGATACTTGACTTTGTGTGGCGCGATAGAATCGGGCACGCTCCGGCTGATTGTCACCCTCCAAATCCGCTTGCCTTGCTCGCTTGCTTGATTCATTCGCTTGCCTCCCTCTGAGCACGGAGCGGGATTGCTCCGCTGTTCCGAATTGAGCCACAATCTCCAGTCTGACATATACTTGTCGTACAGCCACCTGGCGCGACTCACCCTCCCATCCTCACCATGACCCACAGGAGCGCCGCTCCCAAGCCGATCATTGCAAGCGCGCCCACAAGCTGACCAAGCAGCAGCTTCCACGTGGGATCATGCTTGCTGGCGTGCGTGCGGTTGCAACCCATCCAGTGCGTAGCCAATTAATCACCTCCTTTTGTCCTCTTTGAAAGCAACTTCACGATGTCTTGAGCAAGCGACAATGCACCGCTGAGATCACCTGTGGCGATTGCTTCTTGGAGTGAGTTGGCCAATCTATCGAGTTCGTCGTAGCGGGCGTTCACGCTTCTCCCTCCTTCATCTTGAGCACCCAGATCACATCGCACGCCCCGCAACGGGTGCGGAAAGCGGTGCCTACAAGCAGGCGCCTAAGCGGAGCGTCGCAGTACGCGCACGTCGGGCGCCCGGGTTCCAGCTTGAGCGGAGCGGCTGGCAACGCCACCGCTTGTGCGTTCAGCCGATCCATGATCGCGTGCGGCGCTTGGATCGCCGCGTCGTCGCGGGCGCTCATTTGAGATTCGCCTTTGTCCAAGCACCCAACGCACGCTCGAACTTAGCGGAGCACGCATCCCTGTTGGCTGAGTAATCTATGTGCCCTCCTTGCGCCTTGTACACCTTGATCCAAAAGCGGATCGCTTCTGCGAGTTGCTTGGCGGCGGATAGCAAACCGTCAATGTTGGCGCGGTTGATGTTCACCGGCTACGCCCGCCTTCCCTGCAACGCGGACTTGAAGCGACGCTCCTCGGAACGCTCGCGTTGAACGCGGCGCGGTGCGGTGACGTGAATCATCCGCCGCCTGCTCCGCTCCCGCTTGGCCTCGCGTTCGCTTGCGATGCTGGCGAGCTTGAACAGGAGATCGCGCACCTTCTCCGGGTGAATCACGGGATTGAACGGGGTGGGTTGTGCCTTTGGTGATGGATCGAGAGAGACAGGTACGCCACCTACGATCATAAATCGCATCGGCTTATCTCCAAGCGAGCATGCGTTAGACTGCCGGCACTCCAAGCGACTCAAGGAGCGCAATCAACTCAGGGTCCTCTCCCTCCGTGTTCAAATCGGGTGCGTGTGCGGAGGCGGTGGTTTCGTCGCACCCTGACTCACACACACGCCCCTCAAATACGTATCCGCAGCCTTTCCGGTAGAACCACTCAAGCGCCAGCTTGGGTGTGAGCGCGGCCGCGTCATTCAGGTCGGCAATATCGTAATCCTCGCCGCAGAACGGACAGGTGATTATCTGTGCCATAGCTTCTCCTCAACGCTGAACCGCTCGCTTGGTCCCGCCCCGATGGCAGGATGCTGCGGTTCGGCTGCAACATACGCTCCAGCTCCCTGCCGCGCAAGCCCCATTCGCCCGGCGGCCAGATGGGGGCGGTGCGCGTTCGCCCGGGCGTTGCGCGCTCACGCACGCCCTCGCGCCGCGAACGTGTATCCGGGCTTGCCGTCGAATCGTATTTCTCGTAGCAGCCCCACGCAGACGCGAGCGATTTTCCGCTGAGTGTGGCTGATCGCCTCGTAAGGCTGCCACATTTTCAAGCATCGCCGGCAACGCCAGATTGGCACGCCGCTTCCCAGCTCGCCGATGTGCTCTAAGCTGAAACGACGGCAACCCGGACAGCGGGTGCGATCCACCAATCTGGCGTTGTGCGTAGCCCAGAAGGGAATCACGCTCCCTCGCGAGTGGGTGCAGCGAGCGTTCCGCTCCCGTTGCTTGGCAGCTCGGATGGCGAGGCGCTGGCAGCAGGCGCTGGCGTTATCGATCCGCCAGCAACCCTTGCCAACTTCTTCTCCTGCTCCCGCGACCACTTGGCGATCTGGCCTTCAGCGGAGATTAGAATGCCCCGGGTGCTTATGTTCGCCCGCACCGCTCCCATGCCGATGGCGTTGCTCTTGGCTTCGCGGGCCTTGACAAGCACCCGCCAAGCAATCCCCGGGCGGCTGCCTTCAGTGAGTTTGACGAACGCATCCTTGCAATCTTTGCAGAGATCAATAGTGCTCGCATTGGTGGCTGGAGCGATGGTCGGGCGGCAGATCGAGTGGGTGTTGCTCTTGTTCGTGCAGATGTCGCAGAGTTGCTTGTACTCACCGTACGATGGCGTGCGCACCTCCGAGCCGCCGGATAGTTTGACCCACATGGGTTCCGGCAAGGATGGGCGCGAAGTACCAATGGGAGCGGACGGACAGGACTGCTTCACCCTGCGCTCGTTCTCGGAAACCCACCGGCGCTCCTCGGTGTTGTAGAAGCTGCGGCCAGCAGGCGTGAGATCCCGTTTGTCGTATTCGCCGCTCGCAAGCGCGGCCGCGTAGCCACGCTCGTCTGCGGTGTCGTACGGGATGCTCGGGCCGAGCGGTATGGTGATTGTCTTCCCCTTCCCCTTGCGCCCCTTCTTGTTCTCGCTTTCTATGTAGTCGGTGCGATAAGCAAAGGATTGATTGCTCACCCACATCCCGCGGTACTCCGACCATCCCGTGCCAAAGAAGCGAATGGCCGCCTCGATGGGATCGAGCGCGGCGATCTTCTCGTCCACCATCGCAAGCACGGACAAGCCGCAATGGTGCGCAAGCCACGCCATCGCCCGCGAGTCGCTCCAGTCGCCATCGGGGAGCTTCGGCTTGGTAAGTGCCGCTTGCAGCACCATGCTCCGCCATGATGTCCAGTGCCCGTTATGGAACAGGAGTGGATGCGGACCTGCGCCACTGAGGGCGAGGGTTGCATCCTCGGTCACTGGGAAAGGATGGCAGAGTTCGCGCGACTTGGCTCCAGCGGTTGCGATGCGGAAGTGGACAACGTAGGGCGGGGCGATCTTGTGCTCCTTGATCAGCCTCCAGATCGTGGTCGCCTTGATCCCCTTCTTCCAGCACGCAGCGCCTGCGTTGTCAAGCCACGCAATCCCTCCGCCATCACCGTTCGCCAGTTCGGCGCCTTCGAGGATCGGGAGAGTTACGATCCCTTTCTTGTTGACACAAGCAATGATCACGCACATCGGCAGCACCTCAACACGAGAAATGTGAGCACCATCGTGGTGCCCGCGAGCAAACAAGTTACCAGCATCATCCAACTCGATAGTCGGTCTGCCGGCATCAGTACGCCTGCACCCTATCCAACTCGGTGACTTGGGGGCTTGCTTGAGTGAGGTTAAGTATCCCCAGCACGAAAGTTGCAGCGGATGGCGCTGTGTTTGCTTGCAACGCCAGCGCGTCGAGGTGGAGATCGATGTAACTCCTGATCTCGCGGTTGGCCGCCCCTTGCACGATTGCTTTCGTCATGTTCCTCCCTTTGCGATCTACGACGGTTGAGATGCTGTTGATTGCGTGTTGCGAGCGTGTGGTGAGGAGGAACTTATTGGTGAACTCGATTATCTGC